GAACCAGAGCCGTATGGCAGGGTATTGTACAATATAAAAAATTTAGGGTATATGCCTGACTTCTTGTTTTCAACAATGATAATGCAAAGTGGTAGATGGGGTAACATAACACTAAATATTAGTGGTTCGTTGTTTTATGAATATGCGTTTAAAAATATTAGTATTATTGGTTGTAGGCTGATAAATTTAGTAGCAGAAAACAATATATTATATTTAGAAGAGGAGCGTGGTTATTTTAATTATCGTGGGAAGGGCCTGTGGTGGACGCTACCACCAGTAGGTGTGTCGTTGACGGCATATGTAGGCAGATTTGTGTGAAAGGAGGTGTTAACGTGTTTGAGATAACGATGATGGCTACTAAAATGAATAACGAAACAACAGATATAGAAGTAGCTGTGTATGAAAATGTAGGCAATATAATTAAGAAGAATTTTTACGCATTCACAATCAATGGTGTATATAAGTCAATCACTCTAGAACTTGAAGAAATTGTAAGACAAGTTTTAATAGAAAATGGAATTCTACAAGAGGAGGTAGTGTAAATGGCAGTATGGTATCGCGTAGGAACAGTATCAGTAACACAAGGCAGTCCAACCGTAACTGGTAATGGGACTGTATTTACGTCGGTTGTAAGGGAAGGTGATATGTTTACCGTTAACGAAAACATATTATAAGACTCAAGCTTCTGCAAGCAATGTCAGCTACGCTATAGTGCCACTTTCACCAAGAAGGCACTTGGCAAGTGATTTAGGCAAACGTGTTGATGACTTGATAGTGCGGTATAGGGATAAGTTAGATGCCGTCATAGTAACCGCAGATGAGATCAACGCACTTGACAATGTAACATCAAATGTTCAAACACAGTTGAACAGTAAGGTTACAGGGCCTGCATCGGCAGTCAACGGCAACCTACCAGTGTTCGATGGCACAACTGGTAAGGTGATTAAAGACACTGGGTTGACACCTACAATTATTGTAAAAGATGCCCGTAGAGAAGCTGTCGAAGCGGCTTCTGGCGGTGCCATGACTGTGCTGTATGATGACAAAGGATTCCCATCTTACATGGTGAGGATACCGAAATTTAATCTGCAGGATATTGATCCTATTTACGGATCGGGCGTGCATCCTGCTTTTATCGTTGGAGGAGTAGAAAAATCGGAGATATTCATAGGCGCCTTCCAGGCGAAAATATATGATGGGCGCGCCTGTTCGATACCTCATGTTGACCCAACAGTAAATATCAATTTTGACAATGCCAAAGCGGCCTGCACTGCAAAGGGTGCAGGGTGGCATCTTATGACCAACTGGGAATGGGCAGCAATTGCACTGTGGTGCCTTAAAAACGGGTTCCAGCCTCGTGGGAATACCGATTATGGTAGATCACATGAGACAGGCTATAAATATGAAACTGGCTCAAGAGTGGATAACGTTGCTCCAGGAACTGCTTCTGGAACTGCAAGGACGTTAACTGGTTCTGGACCTGCATCGTGGAGGCATAACAATACTTTTAATGGTATTTCTGATCTGGTTGGTAATGTTTGGGAATGGCAAGATGGACTTAAGATAGTAGATGGCATGATATACATGCCAACTGATAATAACTACAATCTTGCTGAAGCAAGTTGGCCAAGTGCTGGTATTGGTATTGACAATGTGAGTAGTGTTCCTGTATTTACTACTAATGTTACAAATAAAACAGACACACAAATTTATAAAACATGGAAAGATTTGACTAAAAAGGAAGGTGATACATTTGAAGATTCTGTATTAAAAATGCTAATGCAAGCTGCTATTATACCAATTACAATTGGTGGTGGAACATATGCTGTTAATCCAAATGGAACATTTTATTTAAATGCTTTTGGTGAACGTATTGCTCTACGTGGTGGCCAGTGGACCTACACTGCCAACACTGGTCTGTTTGCTCTGGATCTGCACATTTCACGTTCCTACGTGGGCATGCTCAGTGGGTTTCGCCCAGCTTTTATTGGGTAATCTGTGTTCTGGAAAGTGTAATCTCTAACATATATAGCATAAGGAGGTAATAGCAATGAAAAAGTGTAATCTATGCAATACAGACATAGACAATGTTAACAGTCATTGGTTATCAATTTACAACATATGGCTGTGCAACCAATGTTATAGTGAAAATGTAATTAAATGTGATGATTGCGGTGCAGAAATATTCGCAGATGATGGTATATCAATTGATATATTGCCAGAAGACATTGAACATAAAATCGTATGTAAACAATGCTTCGATAAAAACTACACTACGTGCAAAATATGTGGCAAAACCACAAATAAATACGAAACCATATGGGATAATGGTTATGTATGTAAAGAGTGCCAACAGATTTAACGAGTGTGTCGAGGCCACTATAGGTTTTGAGGGCGAGTATTCAGATCACCCTCAGGACAGCGGAGGTAAGACCAAATACGGCATTACAGAAGCAACGTTGAATGGTGCTTTCAAGGCTGGCTTAGTATCACATAACAATATTAAAGACTTAACAGTAGATGAAGCAAAGACAATATATAAAATTAACTACTGGGATAAGTGCAAATGTGATGACCTGCCTAAACCGCTCGACCTTTGCGTTTTCGATACTGCCGTAAATTGTGGGGTTGGCACAAGCGCTGAGCTCCTGCAAGAAACGGTTAACAGGGCAGTTGGTGCTGACATACTTGCCGTAGATGGTATTATTGGGCCGATGACGCTTGGTGCTACCGAAGGTTGGCTTTCGAGATACAAAGCTGATTGCGCATTTCCTATACTTTTCTTGTGCAATATATTTTTGGATCGAAGATTGCAATATTACAGCAATATTGTGGCTAAAAATAGCTCTCAGTTAACATTTCTGCGTGGTTGGCTCAATAGAGTTTTGCAATTAAAGGGGGAGATGATTAAAGGTGGAATATGAAGAGAGAATCAAACTTGAACACAGGATGGCTACTATCGAGGCGCAATACAAAGAACTTTACAATCTTCTTGAACGACACAATAATTTGAATGAGAAACTCGAAAAAAAGCTGGAAGAATTAAATGAAAAGATGAGAAAACAAGGATGGGCGTTGGCCTCAACATTTCTTGGTGTACTCTTATCAATAATAATTACGTTGGTGGTGAAATGAGGTGGATACTATAAGAAAGATGCCGTTAAGAAAGATACTTGCGATGTGGGCAGCTATATTGACTTCATTTGTGGTTATTTACTGCTTAATAGCCAATGTTCAATTATCACAGCAGATCAAAGATATAATTACATATGTTGTATCTATCACCATAGGCGCATATTTTGCTTCGAGTTCATATGAGGAAGTTAAAAAGCATGACAAGCAGGCTTGAAAATCTTGTAGCCTATCTTGAATATGCGCAGGACAAGCTTGACGACGCACAGTTTGTCATGGCTGAAATGGATGCAGAGGGGTATGTGGACAGCATGGCCCAGCTTAGAATTGCACAGGCTATCATTCATGCTGTTATAGGAAAACTTTACTTTTCAGAATTTAGAAATGTTAGACATCTATATCTGGAGGGTGATAGGAATGACAAACAAGTTCGTGAACGATCTTGAGGTTGCACAAAACAAGATCACCGATGTTTGCAATAAATTGCTCATCCTCGACGCTAAGAGGTATGGTAGGGTGGTTTATCATATGCGGCTTGGGCAGAGGTATATTGGTGAGGGACAGAAAGCATTGGCTCATGAAGGAGACGAATCCTTTGTCGAAGAAGATTAGGCTTGTGGTGGTTAACAAAGACGGCAATGCTGTTTACTTTGACGACAGAACCATTGGTTTTAATGCTGATATCGAAGAACTACCAGACGGCACACAGGTATTGGACATATCAGAAGTGATAGACACAGAGGCTGGAATAAACATGATGACATGTTCACCCACAATTGATGCCAGTCTTGACGAAGGGGACGTGTGTCTTGCGCCAAGCGTTACGGATCAAGTGTTAAACAGTTTGCCCAAATACGAACGTGAACTTCAGGTAATACAGAACAGAATGAGAGAGGTTGGCCTTGCTGGGCCGTTGGATGCGGTCTTACCAGAACAATACACCAGAAACTGGCTTGATATCGGTGGAAGTCTTGGGTATGTCAGGAATTCTAAGATAGAGTGGGAGGAGACAGAATGTGGGGGAAAATTAAAACCGTAATGGCTTGGATAGGTGGAATATTGCTCGCTGTCCTTGGCTATCTTTTCATCTCAAAGAAGAAGACAGAAACAGACATTGCTACGGCAAAGAAGGAGTTGGACGAGGCCAAGAAGGGGACAGACGAAGTGGTTAATCGGATAAGCGAGGCTGAGAAAATAATAAAGCAAGCTCAGAAACAGACAGACGAGGAGGTGAAACATGCGAAAGATATTGAAGTGCCTGATGATCCTGCTGCTGTCGCTGATGCTTTCAATGACATGCTTGACCGCATCAGAGGCGAAAGTGGAAGCGATAAACAACAAGATTGTGATGGATGTTCAGGATGCAATTGATCTATACAAATATATCGCACAACTTGAAGCTGAGAATAAAGCACTCAAAGAAGGTTTAGAAAGGGAACGGAAGGCTACATCAGATTACGTTGTAGAAGTAACATCGTTGCTTGAAAAATATGAGCAAGAAAGATATGCTTGGCAAAAGTTGGCTGATGAGTTGAATGCTGAGGTAGCCAACAATAAAACTAAGACCTTCAAGTATTCCACTATTGCACTGATTTTAGGTGGCATCATAGGTGCAATAGCCGCACAGTGATCGAAACAGATGTGCCACCGTGGCTAGATTATTTCTTCAGGAGGGGGTTAATGATGCCACGCAAGGAATATACCGCAAGGATCGATAGCAGAAACGGTGCCGATATGCGAGTTCTGTTCTTTGAGAATGAAGTGCTAAACGAGAAAACACCGTACGTAGAGATCGTCCCGTTACCGTGCTTGCATTACGGGCATCCTGCACATCAAGCATTGTTGCTCAAATGGGCGATTGACTATATCAAGGCCGAACCGTGGCGTTTTGGACTGTTCCTGGGGGATATGATGGAGAATGGGATGATTGGGTCGCTTGGGAGTCCATATGACGATACCACAAGCCCTGGGGGGCAGATTGACGATCTTATACGCAAGTTCAAGCCGATTGCACATAAGATCATAGCTGTTATTAGGGGCAATCATGAGAAGAGGACTTGGAGGGTGGCCGGGATTGACCCTGGAGCAATCATAGCAAACAGTCTCGAAGTGCCGTACCTCGGCATCGAGGGCGTTATCCGACTGCAATTCGGCCAGAGCACCTACAATGGCTCCCGACTCACCTACATGGTCTATGCTCACCATGGTTGGGGTGGTGGGCGATCTATTGGCAGTAAGACGAATAACCTCGAACGGCTTACGCATAGGATGGAATGCTGTGACGTCTACATGATGGCGCATACCCATCAGCAAATGGCGTGGCTGGATGGCATCCTCACGCCTGATAATAGGAGCGGGCGAATTAAACTTACAAGACGACTCATGGTCATGTGCGGGGCGTTCTTGGGGAACAGTGAATATGCTGCAGAGAAAGCCTATAAACCCATGGTTCCTGGAACGATCGTGATCACACTTTCGGGGAAGACCAAGGAGGCGTACGCCACGGTTAGGTCAGGTGAGAACCTGAAGCAAACATAGAATAGGGACTTTCAGATCATTTAAATCAGGACTTTTGGTTCATACGAATCGGGACTTTTTGCCTATAAAACACCCTCATAAATAGGGACTTTAGTCCCAGATTTTGGCCCGAATTAGGTTCGAAAATCGGAATTTCTTACGATTGGCCCCTTGACATATCCGTATGAGTTCCTTATAATATAATTAGTAAGAAAGAAAGAAGACTAAGAGGAGGAAGAGAAAATGAAAGAGCAGAAAATCACCTACAAGAAACTTATGCAAGAGGTTGAGGAAGGAACTATCCAAATCAATGCATGGGAAAGAAATGGTGACGCAGTTGACGTAACAGTATATAAGAATGACAGACCAGTAAGGAAGATAATGATAGTGACAGGGAAGAGAGAGGGATTGACAATGGCCACGGCCACCAAGGAGCAAGAAAGAGAAACATTAAGAAAAATGAAGAAAATGGTCGAGAAGCTGGGCCCCGACAGCTATATCGGGGCAGCCCTAAAAGGGGTTTGGGAGATCGCAGAGCGGAATATTGACCTTGATATATGTGAAAGTGTGGTAGGACTGGAAGATGAACTTGAGAGGGCATACATTAAAATAGAAGCCCTCGAGGTAGAAAAAGAATATTGGAAACGGTTGTATGAGAACCGAAGGTAAAGTTAGGGGAGGGCTCCTCGCCCTCCCACAAATAAAGGAGGAAAAGAAAATGAAGAAAAGAACTAAGAAATTCACCCCAAGTGCAAGACAAATGAACCCAGATATGCTTATGGAAACCACACTTGGTGGGATCCAAGTGTGGGTTGGGAGTAGCCTAACACGATGTGTATCTCTGGATCAAGCAAGAGATATGGTTAAGAGTGGTCAATGGTTTGTCATTTCTGGGGAAGCAATTGGAAAAATAGAGGAGGATGGAATAATATGAAAAGAGAATTAAGGGAAGACATTGAGGAACTACGAGGATTGGTTGACGAAATGTATGAGCAGCTTGGGAGTATGCGTTGCATTCTTAAAAAATACCCAGAAGTGTACGAGAAGGCGCTAAGGTCTTGGGTGGCAAACATTGACACCCTTCTCGAGAATCGGGATGGGTGGATGGACAGATCCACCCGAGCACAAGACACGATCGAGGCCCTCGAGCAGATGCTCGAGGACGGAGATTTGGACGATAACGATGACGAAGATAATGATGACGAAGATAACGATGACGAAGTTTAGGTAATATAAATGAGGGCGTCTCAACTAAGAGGTGCCCTCATTATAGTTTAGGTTGGGGGGTGCAAAACAATGACCGTTAAAAAGGAAGCGGTTCTTGCAAAGACTGTGGACGGGAAGTATCTAATAAAGATCACCTTCCCGTATAATGTGGCAGACCTTGACGTAGTCAGGAGCTTGCCGCTCAGACATTATCATAGCGACGGCAAGTTCTGGACTTGCCCCGTGTCTCTCGAAGCTGTGCAGAAACTTCGAGATGCAGGGTTTGAACTTCATCCTAAACTGCTCGAGTATCTCGAGCAGACCACAAAAACGATGGATGAAGTTCAAGCAATCGAAGAGGTTCCAGGCTTGAAAGGTAGGTTGTTCCACTTTCAGGCCAAGGGCGTTGGCTTTATCGAAGCCAAGGGAGGCCGAGTCCTCATCGCTGACGAGATGGGACTCGGAAAGACTATTCAAGCCTTGGCGTGGTTGCAGTTACACTCCGACAAGAGACCAGCTGTTGTTGTATGTCCAGCTTCTCTAAAATTGAACTGGAAGAGAGAGACAGAACGTTGGTTGAGTGATCCGAAAGTGCAAGTCCTTTCGGGTACTGCTGCTCAGCCAATCAATGATCCTGATATTGTCGTAGTTAATTACGATATTCTTGAGGACTGGTTAGAAACACTTCTTGGCATCCACCCGCAAGTGCTGGTCATCGATGAATGTCACCTTATAAAGAACGGGAAGGCTAAGAGGACAAAGGCAACGATTGCCCTCGGCAAGGCCGTCCCGCATGTAATCGCTCTCAGCGGAACCCCCGTTATTAACAGACCAATCGAGGTGTACAATGCCCTCAGGTTGGTCAACCCGACGTTGTTCCCGAACTTCTGGGATTTTGCTCAGAAGTATTGTGGGGCACGCCACAACGGTTTCGGGTGGGATTTCCGTGGGGCATCAAATACTGAGGAACTTCACAAGATATTGAGTTCGACCGTCATGATCAGACGGTTAAAGAGTGAGGTTCTTCAAGACCTGCCAGACAAGATCCGAACATACCTGCCGTTCGAGATAAGCAACCTTTCTGAGTATCAGGAGGCTGAGGCTAACTTCATAGAATGGTTGCGGCAAGAGCGTGGAGAAGAGTCTGTTGAGAAAGCATCACGGGCTAACATGCTTGTAAAGATAGAAGCGCTAAAGCAGTTAGCCGTTAAAGGGAAACTCTCTCAAGCTCTTGAGTGGGTTGAGAACTTCATAGAGACCGATGGCAAGCTGGTTGTCTTTGCAGTCCATCGGGAGGTTGTAGATACATTGTATAGTAAGTTTAAGGACGTTGCCGTGAAGGTTGACGGCAGTGTCTCTGGAGAGGATAGAGACAAGGCCGTCCAAGAATTTCAGAACAATGATAAAATACGACTCTTCGTTGGGAATATCAAGGCTGCTGGAGTTGGGCTTACTTTGACAGCTGCATCAAGTGTTGCCTTCCTTGAGTTGCCGTGGACTCCTGGTGAACTTGACCAAGCCGAAGATCGAGTTCACCGAATTGGTCAGAGGGAGAGTGTGAACATCTATTACCTTCTGGCTAACGGCACGATCGAGGAAAAGATTGCAAGCATGCTTGATAGAAAGCGTCGGGTTGTGGACGCTGTGATAGACGGGAAGGAGACTGAGCAAGAAAGTCTCCTGACGGAACTTATCAACACATACAAAGAAAGCAAATAAAATCTAAGATTGGATCCAATAGAAAACGCTTGACATATACGTTCGAGTTACTTATAATATAATTATAAAAAGATAGATCAGAGGAGGGGTAGTAGATGGAAAAGAAAATGGAAACAGAGGAAAGGGAGTTTGCAATTGTGATCGCTCACAGCCTCAACTGCTATCTTTACAAAACTGATTGCAACTACTTCGCAGTTTATTTAGATGGTTATGGTGAGTTCACTGAGGACGTCCTGACTACGGATGACGCTGTAGAACTTTACAAGGCCCTACCATATGCCACGGTAGAGTTTGATACAGCGTTTCCAGGAATATTCGTGGAGGAAGTATAGTTGAAGGGCGGGGAAGACCCGCCCTTATCTTGTTTTGAAGGAGGTTGTAAAATGTCTTCTAATGTGTACCAAATAGTAACAGATAAAATTGTAAACCAGCTTACGGGGGGAACTATCCCATGGCAACAGCCGTGGGTATCCCAGAAGCCCGTGAATTGGGTTACAGGCAGACCGTATAGTGGTATCAATGCAATACTTCTTGGAAGTGGTGAGTACGCCACTTTCAAGCAAATAAAAGAAGCTGGTGGGCATGTCAAGAAAGGGGCAAAGGCCCACCAAGTTGTGTTTTGGAAGATCCTCGAAAAAGAACACGAAAGTGAAGATGGTGAATTATCAACCAAGAAAGTACCGCTGCTTCGATACTATTCAGTATTCAAAATCGGAGAACAGACGGAGGGATTGGAACTCCGTCACACGAAGGCACCACGGGATCGCCACGAAGCGATCCAGAAGTGCGAGGCAGTTGTCAATGGTTATGCTAACAAACCGTTGATAACCGAAGGAAGTAACGCAAGTTACTTCCCAGATACAGATACAGTCGTTATCCCGAAACCTGAAATGTTCTATACAGCTGAAGGATATTATTCCACGTTGTTTCATGAGTTGGTTCACTCGACTGGACATTCGTCAAGGTTAAATAGACAGCTGACAACACAACACAAGACTGCCGAATATTCTCGGGAAGAATTAGTCGCCGCACTTGGAACTGCATTCTTATGTGCCGAGTGCGGGATCATCAACCAGACTATTGTCGATAACGAAGCAGCATATATCCAAGGGTGGTTATCCTTCCTTCAGAACGACCAATATGCCTTGGTGTGGGCAGCCAGTCGGGCCCAGAAGGCTGTTGACTACATCTTGAGGAAGGAATCGGAAGAGGAATCAGAATCAGAATCAGAATCAGAATTGGCTTCAATAAACGCTTGACAAAATCGTGGGGGTTACTTATAATATAATTATAAAGATCAGAGGAGGGGTCAAGATGACGAGGATAATATGGGCAACGCCGCACCAAATGACAAGCGAGCAGTTGGAAGAGCTCAAGCAGCTCTTCGGGGAAGGCGTCAAGATAATCGGGCTTGCCGACGCTATCGGCATGGGGGTGCCAGATATCACAGCATCCCCAGATGACCCGAACAAGCTTCGCGATCTTGCTGTTGATTTCGTCAATGCCGTAAGGCGGGCTGGGATTGATGCAGTTATCCAGCCAGCGGGATCACAAGCATTCCAATTTATGCTGGGGACTGTTGTTAAGGAGTTGAATGTCCCGATAGTTGTTGCCTACGCCCACTCAGAGAGGGTGGGTGTTAATGAACTGCAAGAAGATGGAAGTGTAAAAAAGACTTCTTTCTTCTTGCATAAGAGGTTCATATTGTTATGACAATAACGGGCAAAGGGATGAATCTATCTCTTTGCCCGTTAATTATTATTGAGGAGGGATAGCAATGGCACAGGAAACAGAACGGCCATGCGAATCATGTAAGTATGGTTACAGGCGTCCTGGTGACATACTTGTTGCATGCTCTTACGAGGAGAGCACGGGAAACAAGGGATGTTACTGGGATGACGAGCCTCTTCAGTTTGCTGAAGAGGACGCCAGAAAGTTCTTGGATGATGACGATGTAAACATGGTCATGGCTGTGTTGACTCATGTTTACAAATGCGTCCAGGAAAGTGGTAACCAAGAGGATGGGGGTGAAGACCGTGATTGTTAAACAAATAACACCAGCTGATGGCTGGTGGGCCGTGTTTATATGTAACGGCCTGCCAGTTATGAAGAAAGTAGCTTGTTGGGTTACTACTTCAAATAGCATGGGGCATAACTATATTGTTGGGGCGGTTTACCGTAATAGTGCGTTCCTATCTCCTGTTGATGAGATACCTAATTTCAAATTTTATATTTATGCTGATGATGAGAACAAAGCATACGATAAAGCCGTTATAAACATTAAAGAAGGGGTGGGTGTGTGATATGGTGTATTACTCAAAACTTGAGGCATTACGGGAGTTGTTGGTTAGTGCTGACGACAGGGCAAATCTTGATCCCATGTATGTCAACAAGATAACTATAGAAACGATGATGAAAATAAACCACTTGATAGAGGAGGGGGCGTAAATATGGTTTCGTTGGAAAATTACAACAACATGATGTATAGTCTGGCATTAAGCTTTCATCGAACAACAGGAATTGACCTTGACGAGTTGGTATCGGAAGCCTTGCTTGCCTTCGTCGAATCATCTAAAACATATGATGAAAACAAAGCTGCGTTTTCTACTCATCTGTGGAGGAACATTAAGAACAGGCTTGTAAACCTTTCGAACAAGGCTAAGAAAATGAAAAAGGAGGTGCCATTCATAGAAGATGATGAAGATGATGATTCTATGATAGCAGTTAGGTATGGGTTAGTTGAAAACTTTACTCCTGAAGACTATTTGATCTTCAAGGAGTTAATAGAAGAGCTTAGCCCCGAAGCTCGTGAGATTTGTAAAGCTGTATTAGATGACCCAGCGCAGTTTAACATTTCTAAACCAAAGCAGTCAAAAAGTTTACTAACGGAAAAGCTCCTTGCAATGGGCTGGAAGAAGTGGAGAGTTGATGCTGCATATCAAGAGATAAGAATGAAGTTGTCAGAGGCGTAAAATGGATATTGAAGGACTTCTGAGGGCGTGTAACATTGACTATGTTTCCTACGGGCAACATCATCATGTTACAGAAGGTTGGGTCAACATACATTGCCCGTTCTGCTCTGGTAGTAGGAATTATCATCTCGGGATCAACCTCGAGAAAGGAAATTGCTACTGCTGGAGATGTGGCAGTCATAAACTCTCAGAAGTCCTTCAAGAGGTGCTAAAGATATCCTATAAAGAAGCCAACAGGTTAATCACCAAATATAGAGCGGGTGGCCCTCGCATAGCCCAAGAGGAGGCCAACCGCAAAGTTAAAATTAAACCGCTCAGACTTCCTCCTAATATTGTGCCGTTACAGAAGAACCACAGGTATTATCTAATTAAACGTAAGTTCGATCCTGATGTGATTGCACAGTTGTGGGGTGTGCAGGGGATCGGGCCAGCATCAATACTGGATGGTATTGACTTCTCAAATAGGTTGTTCATTCCTGTTTACTGGGATGGCGAGTTGGTATCATTCCAAGCACGTGCAATTTCGAACAAGGAACCGAAGTATTTGTTCTGTCCGAAAGACCGTCAGTTGGTCAACCCAAAGGATATCATATATGGAAATCCTGATGGGTGGGCTGACGGGGTTGGTATTTGCGTTGAGGGTGTCACAGATGTTTGGAGACTTGGAAAGAAGGCGTTTGCCACTTTCGGAATTGACTACAGACGACCACAGATCAGGTGTATGGCTAAAATATTTAAGAAGGTGTTTGTTATGTTTGACGGAGGGGAAGTGCAAGCACAGAAGAAGGCTAAGCGGTTAGTTGACGAACTGTCAGCCCTTGGTGTGGATGCCTACCAAGTGGTGTTAAAAGAGGGGGATCCTGGGGAACTATCACAAGAGGAGGCGAACAGACTCGTGAAAGACCTGCTAAAAAGTGGTGCTTGACTTTGTCATATTGTTGGTTGTATAATTTTATTTGGGGGTGGTAAACATGGCGAGACCCATGACAGATACGTTTAACACAACTGTTATACGAGTTCGATCAGCATATGCTGATAAGTTGAGAGCGCAAGCAAGGCACGACAGCGTGCCGCTGTTTCAGATAACTAAGAATGCAATAAATATATTCCTTAGTGATAATCCTGACAACCAGATCATAGCCAAATGTGAGGCCGAACTTGGGGTTGATTGTGCACCCAAGGAATATACCACGTTGAACGTTCATAAAAGTGACTGGAGTGGATTGAGAATCCGATCCATAGAAAAACGGTGGGAAGTAAGTAAAGCAATGGAAAAAGCAATCGCATATTATCTTGTTAAAATGTCCTAATTGTAGATATTTTGTACAGTTAAAATGAGTGATAGTTTATCACATGTTGTTGTGCTGTGCACTACCGAGGAGGTGGCAATGTGAATTCCTACAAAAAAATACCTGATGCTGCCAATTGTAGTATAAGTTCTAACTTTACAATACTGCCGAATGAATTACTAAGAAGTCCAGAGTTATCAGGTAAAGCTGTTAAAATACTTGGCATCCTTTTATCAAATAAAGATGGTTGGGTATCTTATATGACAACATTAAACAAGATGATGAAAGAGGGGAAGACCGCAATACGAAGTGGCATAAGAGAACTTGAAAGATATGGACTCTTAAGAAGAATCAGATATCGAGATAAATCCACCAAGAAGTGGATCGGTGTATTCTGGGCATACACCGACACTCCAAGGAAGTTCAACTTTACAAGATTCCAAAAGTTGTTGGACGAATATGGGTATGAAATTGATGACAAGGAAAAGAATGAAGATCAAAACCCACATGAAGAAAACCCACGTACGGAAAACCCGAATACGGATAATCAGACACTAATAATACCAATGAAGAATATCAATATAAGAAGAAGTATATTTAACAATATATTGAATTCTGGTTCTGATGATGATTCTACTGGTAAACCAGTTATAGCTGGTAAACCAGTTGTTAGTAAAGAAGACTCATGTATAGATAGTAAAAGACCAGGATCATCTAACGATGATCCTTGTGGTTCTACGAACCACAATCAATCTGTTTCAGAATCAGAACATTTTCTCACCTCAAAGAAGGTTGGGACTCTCACCTTAAAAAGAACTAAGTTTTCTCATGATGATGATAACGCAACCACTTCACGTAAACGTGATGGGGTTGTCACAATGAGTATGAAAGATAAAGTTGTGTCCTCAGCAAAGAAAGACAGGAAGAGGGTCTTTGATCCAGATCCTGATATTGTAGCGATAATAAACTATTGGAACACTCTCCCAAATGCTGTAAAGCATAAAGGAGACTATTCCTCAAAGACATTCAAGTCGATATATAGCCTGTTGTATAATCTTCTGAATGGATACCCACTCCAGAAGAAGAAGAATGGGCAGCCAACCAAAGTGTTGTTAGAGTTTTTTCAGCGTAACAATATCAATCATGACCTTCTTGCCAAGCGGTGGTCAAAAGATGAGATTTGTCAAGTGTTAAAACGCATCTCTGAAGAAGTTCCTGATGAGAAACTGAGTTTGAATGCTGTGTTGTGGAATAGATTCGGAACGAACGGTGCATTCAGCAAGTTTCTAATCATCGCTGACCGTGGGTCAGTTGGTAAGGTCTTCGTTGATATGGCGTCTAAGTTAGCTGGTGTGTTGTGTCCCACAATATCGAGCACCAAGAGGGAGTTTTGGGGGAAATCCTTTGAGGAGTTGTCCAAGAGCTATAGCGTTGAAGAGATCAATCGAGTGTTGGACTGGTATGTTAACAATCGTGATTATAAGTATGTCAAGAAGGTTAAGAATGCCTACGAATTTTGTGAGTATTTCGATAAAATAAAGAAGTCTATGGAAGTTAAGTTAAAAGAGGAACAACCACAGGAAGACGGTTCATCAATGCGAGGTTGTGTCAGTAAACTTCTGATCGCCCATGGTAAGACTGCTGACTTTGCTGATATGTTCTATGATAAGATATTTAGTAGAGCAAGTATGTTGCTCACTAAGGGTAGCAAGTTGGAGTTATGTCGAAAGTTGGTTGATTTGTATAATTACATTGACGACCAGCAACGAAGTATAAAGAATGAGAAAGTAAAGAATGTGATCCCAGGTGCGTTTCAAGCGTTGGTTCGTTATATAGATTGGTTAACGGAGAACAAGTGGGTAACTGATATCTCACCAAAAGTTTTTGATCCTGAAAGCAAGTTGTTTTACAAGTTCAGGATTGATGATGCAGAGACACACTTGGGGTATGACTTGCTAACTGGGGAAATGTATGTATGAGGGGGAACGAGATGGATTACAAGGTGTTGTCTAAACCAGATAAATTTCTCGAGCGACGTGTTGTCATAGGAATGATTGTCTCGACGGACTACCTTTCGATGATACGTAAGTTTTGGAATGTTGACTTCTTCAACTCCATGATTTGTAAGACGATATCGTCTTGGGTTGTAGAATACTATGATAAATATCGAAAGGCCCCCAAGAAAGATATCGAAAATATGTTCTATGACAAGCTAATTAAGAATCAGGTAAGCAAAGATTTAGCTGAAGAGTTTGAGGAGGACTTTCTACCGAATTTGGTTGATGAATATGATCGAGAGGACAAGTTCAACTCTGCGTACCTATACGATCAGACGATAGACTTCTTCAAGGCTCAACAGTTGCGACTTCATAATGAGCAAATAGAGAATTTGTTAAATCAAGGAAGGACTGAAGAGGCTGAAGAGTTGGCCAAGTCGTTCAAGCCGACTGTCCTCGATAAGACTTCGGTTGGGTTGGAAATACCAAGCGAAGAAGCACTGGAAAAGATTGAACGTGCGTTTAATAACAAGTTAGTGCAGGTGATCACATATCCTGACGCCCTTGGCCAAATGTGGAATGATCATCTTGTGCGTGGTGGGTTTATTGGGTTGCTTGGGCCCGAAAAGAGAGGGAAGACCTTCTGGTTGATAGAATTCGCTATGAGGGGCTTGAGGCAGAAGTGCAATGTTGCTTTCTTTCAAGCTGGGGATATGACTGAGGAACAGATGCTGAGAAGGATTTGTATCTATATTGCTCAGAAGTCGGATAGGGAACACTATTGCGAAGAGAGTTTCGTTCCTGTTAAAGACTGTGTGTTCAACCAGTTGGATATGTGTGAGGAGGAAAACAGGAACTGTGATTTTGGAGTGTTCCCAGGCATGTTTGATCCGAGTAACGTTTATGATAACTTGACGAAGGAAATGATTGTTGAAAGAATGAGTAAGTATCCTGATTACGAACCGTGCTATGACTACAATTGCAAGAAAAAGAAGGGGTCTATTTGGTTAAAGAAGGTGCCTAAGCAAAACACGCTCAAGGCTAAGGAAGCTACACGTAAGTTGGTTAACTTTTTCAATCGTTACAAGCGAAGGTTTAAGTTGGCCACTTATCCAGCTGACACTCTGTCGGTTGGAGAAATAAAGAGATGTTTAGATGAGTGGGAAATCCTTGATGGGTTTGTTCCTGATGTGGTTGTGGTTGACTATGCTGATATAATGACTGAGAGTGTTCATGAATTTCGTCATCGGCAGGATGCAATTTGGAAGCGCTTGCGTGGACTATCTGAAGAGCGGCATGTTTTAGTTGTTACTGCAACGCAGGCTGACGCTGATAGTTATAGAGCTTATACGTTGGGGTTGCAGAATTTCAGTGAAGACAAAAGAAAATATTCTCATGTGACTGCAATGTATGGCTTGAACCAAGATCCTAAAGGGAGGGAAAAGGAGTTGGGAGTTATGCGGATAAATGAGTTGGTTGTTAGAGAAGGAGAGTTTTCACCTTCAAATGAAGTTAAGGTTCTGCAATATTTGCGAGGTGGGAGGGCGTTTGTTGGGAGTGTTAAATAAAGAACAACAATCAATATTCACCTCCAGTACGAATTGTAAATTTGTATGGGACACCCTGGGGTTTTTGCTTTTAAGTTAAAACTGGGGCACCCTGGTGGCCTTGGAGGAGGGAAAACAGATAGACCACAGAATGTTAAATGTTAGGTTTGTTGAGGGAGAAGAAACGGCAAAGTGGGGAGTTGGATTTGGGGTGTTTGTTGATGATAAGTATGTTGGGTTTATAAGCAGATTTGATGGTGATCGTTGTTGGGAGTTTAAGGGAGGTGGGAAGGTTCTAACTGACAAGAATTTAGAAAAGCTTATGTGTGGTGTTCTTAAGAAATATTTGGTGAGTTTTGTAAAACAAGAGAAGGTAGAAGAAAAGAAAGTGCCCAAGATGGTTCGGAGAAAATAGTGGTGAAATCGATTTGGTTTGTATAATTAAAGTAGAGGGAACAAAAAAATTGTTGGAGGTGTTGTGCAATGGCTGTACCAAGAAGGCTTTTAGTTGTGGTTGCAAAGGAGTTGAATGACAAGCTTGGGTTAGACCCGCAAATCGATACTGCGTTGTCGAGTGAGCAGTTGATTGCCATGATCCTTGAGGCTGCTGAGTTGTTGACTCCAAAGGATAATGAGATTTTGTCCTCGACTGCTATACAGACAATTTCTAATTTAAGGAAGCAGTTCGGGGAGCCTGAGGAGGAAGAGGAACCTGAAGAAGAGGATGATGCTGTTGAGGAAGAGGCTACAGAGGAACCTGAAGAAGAGACTGAGGAGGGGGAGGCTGTAGCGGAAGAGGAACCAGAAGAGGAGGTGGGTGAACCTCTGATGGTTGGGGATGTTGATAGGGGTAATAAACGTAAGTCACGGGGACGCACAAAGAGGGAACAGAGGAAGTTAAGTTGGGTTGCAGTTACGGTTAAGGTGTTAAGTGGTTTTGCTGGTAAGGAAGTTGATAAGGAGACAATCATAACGAAGAGTATTGAGGTTTATGGTAAGCCAAATAAAACTGCTGCGAATGTGGCTCTACGGAGGGTTACAGCTGTTCTTAAGTGTCTTGGGGTTGTTGAGATACTTCCTAACAGAAAAATCTATGTTAAAGAATTCAATTGTGTTGTTTAGTTTGCGTTTTTGGGGGCAGTATAGTTACTATGCTGTCCCCGTTAATAATATGAAAGGGTGGTGGGTTTGTTGAAGGTAAACAGGGAAAGTCTGTTGGTGTCCTTGGATGCAGTGAAACCTGGATTGGTCTCACAGAGTTCTGTTTGTTTTGATGAGCAGTTGGGGAAGTTTATATTCATGGGTGGGAAGGTATATGCATATAGTGATGAAATAGGAGTTTGTGTACCTTCTGATATTAGAGGTGCTGGGTTTGCTGTTGAGTCTGGCAAGTTTTATGAGCTTCTTAAGAAAATCAATGTTGATGAAGTAGATGTTTCTGTTGACAATAACGAGGTAAAGATTGTTGCTGATAATATACGAGCTGGTGTTAGTTGTGTTCCAGTTGATGAAGCACCCAATTTCTTGATGGGTGTTGATGAGTTAAGTTGGATTAACATTCCGGACGACTTTTCTGATGCTATTAAGATGGTGCTGATATCTTGTGATAGGAAAACAGACGTTCCTATTTTGTCTTGTGTTCACATTAGCAGTGATGGTTATGTTGAGACAAGCGATGTCTATAGGTTTACAAGATACTATTTGAATGACTGTGGTATTGGCCTTGATGAGTCTGTGCTTATATCATACACTGCTGCTGCTGCACTATTAAATTATAATGTCACTAAAATGGCGAAGAATGATAGCTGGGTGTATTTCGAGTTGGATAATAGTGGAGTGTTTGCATGTAGGAGGCATAGTGGTGAGTTTCCCGATTTTACCAAGTTAATTGATGTTACTGGCAGTAATATAAAATTCAATGATGACTTAAATGTATTGCTCGATAGTGTTATGGTGTTCTCGTCTGATGGGGCTAAGTGTAAGCCGATAAACATTGCTGTTGGTGGTGGTAAGGCGATGGTCGTTGCTAAAGGTGAGTCTGGTTGGGCTACATGTGAGGTTGATGTTGAATTCGATGGTGAGTTTGCTTTTAGGATAAACCCGAGATTCCTTAAGGAAATTTTAGTACTTGGCACAGTTGAAGGCGTTGTAAGTGATCGAGTTATTAAATTTAGTGGCGATGGTTGGGTACACCTTATAGCCTTAGTTGCAGGCAGTGATGATTAGGGGTGGTTGTGTTGGGTAGGAAGAAGGGAGATCTGCATATTGCAAAAAGATTACTGCCTGGGGATTTTGCAAGGGCATTGCACAAGTATCATCAGTTAAGTGATACTGAAAAGGAACTGGAGGAATATCCTGGGTTGTTCATTGTTCCTAAGGAGCTAAGGGGGGATCAGGATTTTGGAGTTAAGGACTTCTTAGTGTTTTACTTTGACGACCATGAAGAGTATGAGTTGGTAAAGAGTTTTTTCGAAATACCTACACGAGCTTCTGTTAGTCACCCGAAGTTAGATTCAAAGAAGCTGGTTGAGGTGGTAAAAAATGCAACAAGATAATAGAAGTGCGTTTTGCAAGTTGTGTGGTGCATGTGATGGCACGACTTGTGATACGTTAAGTTCTGAAATGCAGTTGAATTACGAATTACCAGATGTTCTACCTCAGACATATGATGGGTTGCGGTTTACTGCTGACGCTATGGACTGCGCAATGCCCATATCAATGGATAGTCATAGTGGTTGTGGGTTCAACTGTGTGTATTGCTTTACGAATAACCTTACCAGAGCACCCGATCGAAATCCTGCTATTATTCAGCGAGCTATTAAGGAGGGATCATTCTATTCCGAATGGCCGATAAAGCAGTTGGAGAAGTTTCTCAACCGTGAGTTGAAGGGGTTGAAGTATGAGGCTATGTATGAACTCCTTGATGGTGGACAACCAGTCCAGTTGGGGGCGTTGGGTGAGCCATTCGACACTTTGGAAGAGCATAGCGGGTGGGCAAAGAAGGCTATTCCGTTGTTCATCAAATATAAGGTTGCTGTTCGGATAAGCACCAAGGGCGGTGACTTACTACAAAGACCTGAATATCTTAAGTTGTTTGAGGATAGTCCAGATCAGTTTTGGTTTGCATTCAGCATAATATCAAACAGTGATGATATTATACGAAAGGTTGACCTTAAGGCACCCGTCACCTCGTCAAGGTTAAAGGCAATGAAGGCCTTGACAAGTCTTGGGTGTAATGCTTCGTTACGGTTTAGACCGTTCATACCTGGGATTAGTGATGCGTATGAAGGTGAACCTAAGGCGTGGGCTGTGTTGATGGAGAGAGCAAGAGAAGCTGGTGCAAGAGCTATCAGTTTCGAGTATATTTTCTTAACACAGAACTTAACTCCACGTCAAGAGCAATTACAACGTATTATGTTGCGAGCTATTGGGGATCCTGATTTTGCTAATAAGTGGCATGCGATGAGCAATAGATCTGAGACATGCAGGCGTGGTTCTCGACTTTACAAATATGAAATGACAAAGAATGTTCGTGATTTTGCTCATAAATTAGGAATGACTTTCGGGTGTAGTGATCCTCACTTCAAAGAATGGAATGATACGGGATGTTGTTGTGGCATGCCTGAAGAAGGTGATAAGTGGTTCTCCAACTGGAGTAGGAGGCAGATGACAGAGGTTGTTGTGCAAGCACGTCGTGAGTATGAGAGAGGGGAGATACGACTTTTCAGTTACGAAGACTGGAAGCCCGATTGGATGCACATGGTGCGTTTTTCTGAAATGGTTACGGGAATGAACTGGCATAAACACAGGTTGTATTCTGATGTTACGTTTGGTGATCATATACGCAGGAGATGGAATAATCCCAAGCATCCGAGGGGGCCGTATGTTTACTTTGACAAGGTTCTTGTTCCTGTAGGTGTTGATAAGAGAACTGGTGATTTGGTTTACCGCTACGTTCCGTGGAGTCCTGAGCATTCGGGGAAGGATCCCATTATAAGTCCAGACGGTTCGGTAGTTTATAGTGATTAAGTTGAGGTGTTGTAGCTATGGTTCTTGAGTATGAGCAAGGTATATTATTCGAACCTGAGAGCAGCACCGCTAAGAGCTTTTCGTGCTCGAGTTGTGGACTGTATGAGCATGTAAAAAGTCCAAGAATGGAACCGTATGGCAAGTTTAGGAAGGGGATCCTGAATATTGGTGAGGCCCCTGGTGAGGTGGAAGACAACAGAGGCAAGCCGTGGCAGGGTCGTGCTGGTCAAGCGTTGCACAGGGTATATCGTGAGGTTGGTATTGATTTGTTTGAGGATTGTCTCAACGTAAATGCTGTTAGCTGCCGACCGACCAGCAAGACTGGTAGTAACAGGACACCTACGGATAAAGAGATACAGGCTTGTAGGGGAAATGTTTTTAGGGTGATAAAGGAATATAAACCGAAGGTTGTTGTGTTGTTTGGTGGTGTTGCTTTGCAATCAGTTATCGGCAACTATTGGAAAAAGAACTTAGGGGAGATATCAAGGTGGCATGGATTTGTAATCCCTGATAGGAATGTTGGTGCATGGGTTATACCGACATTTCACCCGAGTTACATCATGCGACAGGAAAGGTCAGAGGAATACAGGCTTGTTTGGAAACAGGATGTAAAGAAAGTGATTGACGTTTTGGATAATCCTCTTCCTGCATACAAAGAGCAGGTGCACATAGTAAATGATGAAGAGCATGCTAAAGAAGTGTTACGAATGCTCTTGGATAGGAAACCAAAGTTTCTTTACATTGATATAGAAACGACAGGGCTTAAGCCGTATAACAGAGATTCCCACAAGATAATTTGCATGTCGTTGTGTGATAATGAGAACGAGTCGTGGGTAATCCCCATACCACAGGATGTTACACTTCTAAAACGATTATTAGAGCACCCGAAGATTGGTAAGCTTGCACACAATATGAAGTTTGAGAATAATTGGTTAAGTGTGCTATGTGGTATTGATGTTCAGCCGTGGGTTTGGGATAGCATGATTGCGGCACATGTTTTGGATAACAGACCAGACATAACGGGGTTGAAGTTTCAGGTGTATGTTAACTTTGGGGTAGCTGATTACGATAGTGAAATTGAGCAGTATTTGAAAGCTGATGGAAGTAACTCTGTTAATAAGACATTGGATTTGTGGAGAAGTTTGAGTGGTAGGAATAAGTTGATGACCTACTGTGGACTTGACAGTTTGTTTGGTTATAGGCTTGCCATGAATCAAATGAGGTTGATGACATGAATGCTGCCTATAAGTTGTTTCATGAGGGGTCGTTAGCTCTTGCCAGAGCTGAACAGCAAGGTATTCGAGTTGATGTTGATGGTTGTAATAGGAAGAAAAAGTTTCTAAGTCGTAAGATCGATTATTTGCTTCACAAGTTTGAAGAGACTGAATTAGCGAAGGTTTGGAGAAGTGTTTACGGAACAGGTATGAATGTTGACAGCAATGCCCAGCTTTCTGAAGTTCTGTACAATCACTTGGGAGTTACACCTCCAAAACTTACGAATAGTGGTCGTGGGTCAACCGATGAAGATGCTCTAAGTAAGATTGACATGCCTGGGGTTAAGTTGATACTTGATATGCGTAAGTTAAAGAAGATACGGGATACATACTTAGATCAGTTTTTGCGTGAAGTTTCGTCAGATGGTTATGTGCACCCGTTCTTCAACTTACACACAGTTAGAACATACCGATCGAGTAGTGATTCTCCGAACTTTCAGAACATACCCAAGAGAGACAGGGATGCAATGAAGATTTGTAGGAAAATACTGTTCCCACGGCAAGGTCATCAGTTGTTAGAGGTTGACTTTTCTGCGCTCGAAGTGTGTGTGGCTGCATGCTATCATAAGGATCCGAATATGTTGAAGTATTTGCACGACCCTGAATCGGATATGCATGGTGATGTTGCGTACAAGATATTCCTGTTAGACGATTATGATGAGCTGATACGTAAAGTTGGAGCTGTTAAGAAAATAAAAGAGTTCAAGTTGTTAAGGAATGCTGCCAAGAATGGGTTTGTATTCCCGCAGTTCTATGGGGACTACTATAAGAACAATGCTTACAGCATTTGTGAGTGGGTTAAGTTGCCAACTGACAGGAAATGGAAGGCTGGGTTGGGGGTAAAACTTCCTGATGGTAAGTCAATATCAGAACATTTCATAAGTAAGAACATAAAGGATTTTGACTCCTTGGTTGAGCATTTGCGTAAGATAGAGAATGAGTTTTGGGGGAAGGACTTCAAGGTTTATGCACAATGGAAAGAGAAGCAATGGCAGAGCTACCTTAAGAATGGTTATGTGGATATGTTCACTGGTTTTAGGTGTTCTGGGATCATGCGGAAGAATGAAACCATCAATTATCCTGTGCAAGGTGCTGCGTTTCATTGCTTGTTGTGGACGTTCATACAGACAGACAAGGTTATGAGAGAGGAGAACTGGGATACACGGCTTGTTGGTCAGATACATGATTCTATGGTGATCGATGTTAGCCCTGACGAACTGGAACATGTTGTTGAGACCGTCCATAGAATAGCTACGGTTGAGTTACCAAGGACTTGGGATTGGATTATCGTTCCTATGAATGTTGAGTTTGAGTTGGCACCAGTTGACGGCAGTTGGGCAGATAAGAAAGACTACGAAAGAAGGGGTGAGTAGATATGCCATTTCACATTAAGTACAGGCCACAAAGTTTCGACGAGGTGGTTGGGAATGAGGATGTTGTTGAGACGCTAAAGAGTTTGTTGGCTAAGGGGGATCCACCTCATGCGTATTTGTTCGGTGGGCCTACGGGGTGTGGTAAGACTACATTGGCGAGGATATTGGCGAAGGAATTGGGTAGTGCGGAAGGAGACTATCGAGAGATTGACTTTGCTGACTTTCGTGGGATCGACACAGTAAGGGATATCAAAGAGGCAAGTCATTTTATGCCTATGTTTTCTAAGAGTATTGTTTGGGTTATCGATGAAGTCCACAAAGCAACTAATGATGCACAGAATGCAATGTTAAAGATTTTAGAGGACACTCCGAAGCATGTTTATTTCATCTTGTGTTCAACCGATCCGCAGAAGTTGTTGGACACTATACGTGGTAGGTGTAGTCAGTTTACTGTTAAGCCGTTGACTGATTTACAGATGTACAGGTTGTTGAAGAGGATAGTAAAAGCTGAAGGGGAGAAACTTGACAAAGAGGTGTATGACCAGATTATTCAAGATAGTTTGGGGCTACCTCGGAATGCGTTGCAAATACTTGAGCAGACTCTTGCGGCACCACCTGAGAAGCGTTTGGAGGTTGCAAAACAGACAGCTGAACAGCAATCACAAATAATTGAGTTGTGCAGGGCGTTGTTGGCTGGTGGGCCGTGGTCTAAGGTTAGTCGGATATTAAGGGGGTTGAAGGATGAGAACCCTGAGAGCATTAGGAAAGCTGTCTTGGGGTATTGTCAATCGGTTCTGTTGAATGGTGAAAATGATATGGCTGGTGTGATAATGGAGCAGTTTTTAACTTCTGTTTACTACAACGGATTTCCTGGGATAGTTTTTTCATGTTACTCAATCATAAGATCATGACCAAATAGGTTTGGTTTGTATAATTACAATAAGAGGAGGGATGAGTTATGGATTTGAACTTTGAGGAAGATGTTAGGATAGATGAATTAGCGTTAGATGTTGAGTGGGTTCAGCAACCGAGTTTAATGGCTAAATATTGTTCTTACGCAGCCGAAACTAAGAAGATGATGGACTTGGCTAAAGAGAGAGTGGATGTAGTTACGGCTACACTTGACAAGGATATCAGAAGCAATCCTGAAAAATATGATTTGGGGAAGGTTACTGAGTCGGCAATTCAAAACATAATATTGTTGCAACCTGAATATCGAGCTGCGAACGATGCTTATATTGAAGCACGTTATGAGAATGAAATGGCACAAGCAGCAGTTAGGGCGTTAGACCAGAAAAAGTCTGCACTTGAGAATTTGGTTAAGTTGCTTGGGTTGAGTTATTTTGCAAGCCCTAACGCCCCACATGATTTGCATGAGGCTATCGAGAATAGAAGGAAGGGGGAGCAAAAGATTGTAGATGCTAAGGTTAAGATAAGGAGGCGGACTGAATCTTGAACTGGCTTTGGATGGTTATAGTTGCGTGTTTGGTTATCCTGTTTCCCATTTATCTATATTTGTTGAGTAAATATTATCACTTGGGTAAACAGGAAGCGTTAAAGGAATTGATAAAGAAAGCTTTACGAGAACGAGAAGATAAATAAGGAGGGGTATGTAATGATGAAGAAAGTTGGCAAGTCATCTTTCAAGGATAAGGTTTTGGGGAATGTTAAGAAGCAGAAGACACAGTCTAAGCAATATGGTTATTTAGCTCTGCCGAAGGGGGTTAATGTTTTTAAGGAAACTCCTGGTAGTCGGGTTAGACTTGACTTTCTACCATATACTGTCGTGGATTATAAACACCCTGATCGTGATGATGAACTTGGAATTGCTGTTCCTGGATCATTGTGGTATAAGCGCCCGTTCAAGCTTCACAGAGGTGTTGGGGTTAACAGAGAATCAATAGTGTGTCCTACGAGTATTGGCAAGCGGTGCCCGATATGTGAATATCGGCAGAAATTGATAAAAGAGGGGGCGAATTGGCAGGATGATAATGTTAAAGCACTACGGCCCTTGAGTAGAAACCTTTACATTGTTATCCCACTTGATAGTCCAGACTATGATAAGAAACCCTACGTTTGGGATATTTCACAATATCTTTTTCAAGATAAATTGAATGCAGAGCTCGAGGAAAATGAGGAGTATGGGTTGTTCCCTGATCTTAAGGAAGGATATACGTTGAGGGTTAGGTTCTCTGAAGAGGCAATAGGTAAAAACACCTTTGCTGATACTTCACGCATAGACTTTGAGGAACGGGATCATGAATATGATGAGTCAATTTTAGAGAAGTCACCTAACCTTGACGAAGTGCTGGTCATTTTACCGTATGATCAGATAGAGGCCAAGTTCTTTGAAATGGAAGATGCTGGGGTGCCAGCACCAGTTGAAGATGTTCACGAACCAGAGGAAGAACCAGAGGAGGAACCTGAAGAAGAAGTTGTTGTTAGGAAAAGTAAAAAGATAGTAAAAGTGGAACCTGAAGAAGAAGAGGAACCTGAAGAAGAAGTTGTTGTTAGGAAAAGTAGGAATGTGGAACCTGTGGTTGAGAGGCACACACAGACTCACAAGAAGAGAGCAGGTAAGGAATGTCCACAGGGGTATGAGTTCGGTAGGGATTGTGAGGAACATGATGAGTGCGAAGAGTGTGATCTTTGGGAGGACTGCATAAAGGAGCAGGAGAAGTTTAGAAATGAAGAGAAAGATTAGTGAGCAAGTGGTTGAACATTCAGAGAAGGAAGTCGAGCAGAATCAACCTTATGAAGGTAATGAGGAGATAATGATTTCTACTGGGTCAACCTTGCTCGACTTGGCGATTAGTGGTGGTAGAAAGCGAGGTGGTGGCATTCCTGCTGGGATACTTACCGAGGTATTTGGGCCAAGCGGGACGGGTAAAACCGTCCTGCTTTGCGAGATAGCAGGTAATGTTGTTAAGCAGGGTGGTCAAGTTATGTTCAGGGATCCTGAAGCAAGGTTAAATACACAATTTGCAAAGATGTTTGGTTTGAATGTTGAAGAGATTGATTATGACATTCCTGCTACTGTGGTTGAAGTGTTTGAGCCAGTAAGAAAGTGGAATCCTGAATCTAAAGACAAGGTGCATGGAGTTTTTGTTGACAGTTTGGCTGCTCTTACGACTGAGTGGGAAGCTGATGGTAAAGATCAATATGGTATGCGTAGAGCTAAAGAATTCAGTGAACAGTTGCGGTTAACTTGCCGAACATTACGAGAGAAAAACTTGATCATGGTTTGTAGTAATCAGGTTAGACAGAATTTGGATGCTGGGCCATATGGTCAAAAATACAAGGCGCCAGGAGGGGAGGCTGTTGGGTTTTATAGCAGTTTACGGTTGCGCTGCATAGGTGCTCAGAAGATCACAGAGGAAAAGACAATAAGAGGGAATAAGATAAAGAAGGTTGTAGGAGTAGAGACTGAAATAGAAGTATTTAAGTCATCGGTATGGAAACCGTATAATAGAGCTACCATATCAATTATTTATGATTATGGTATAGATGATATTAAAGAAAATCTTAAATTTGTTAAAGAAATGACTGGTAGTACCGTCTATACGTTGGGTGGTGAAAAGTTAAGCAATTCGATCAAGGAGGCGATAAAGATTGTCGAGGAGGACAACTTAGAGGAAAAGCTTAGGGAGGAGGTGATAGAGTTGTGGGAGGAGATAGAGGGGGCATTTGGGAGTGAAAGGAAGAGTAGGTTTTACACTTAGGAGTTCAGCAATATAAAATAGTTGTTATATCGAATCAAATATGAATTGTATAATTAAAGTGGAGGGGGTGGGCTGTAATGAATGAAGAAGTTATGCAAGCTCAGATTGTTAATTTTTTAGAACAGGCGTTAGAAATTTTAAGTAGTATTCCGTGGGAAGTTAGAGAGTATAGATCTAATGTTCGTAATAGGGTGCTGATAAAGCGAAAGATTAGACGGTTGCTTGGTAGTAGTTCGATAAATGTTTCCGATGAGTTAATACAATTTGCCAAGAGGATTTCGGAGGTTGTCAAGAATAGTCCACTACCTGATGGCTGTAAGGAGGAGTTCAATAAAGAGGCACAAAAGATTCTTAAATGTGTAAACAATTAAAGGTGGTGTTGTAATATGGCTTCCAAAGGAAAGGCAGATAAGGTAATACCTAAGGTAGCAGATGAGGCATTGAAGAGAGCAAATGGAGATAGAAAAGCTGCATATTCTCAATATATTCGTCTTAGATATTCTGTTACAGGTAATTTAGCTCCTGGTTGTAATAATAAAGACTTACAAGCTTACTACAATCAAATTGATAAATCACGATATGGAGGTGGTAGCCGTGGATAAGAGTGTGAACACTCCTATTTTTTTGGTAATTGACGAAAGTAAGCCTGTGTTATATAGGATTACTCACCATAAGGTTAAAGAGGATGATACTATTTATGATATAGCTAAGCAATATCATAGTTATGACATTGATGAACTGGCGAGCGACATTGAAAGGATTAACAAGTTGGGTGATTCTGAACTTAGGAGATATCAATATATTGCAGTACCACTAAGAAAGTTTAAGCTGTCTATAGACTTTAAGTATTATAAAGATAATTATTTAGATGATAGATGGAAAATTATGTGGATGCTTATTATAAAGTAGACTGTGTAACCACTCAAATTTGAGAGGACTATAGAGGAGGGGGTAAATAATGTATTTTGTTGAGATCAACAGAGAGACAATACGACTTAATCCGAAATACGAAAAATGGTTGAGGGAATTGGGGGAGGGTGAAAAGGATAAAGATAAATTACGGGAGGAGTTAGAGGAAGTTTTACCTAAAAGAGTGTCGATTCACTTGGTTACTGATCACAATGTTCTTAAGGTTGAGGAACTTAAAAACGATCTTACACTATGTGGGTATGTTTGTTCTGGTTACGCGTTGTCAGTTGATGAAGATGGTGTGAATGTTTGCATTGATATCCCATATTGTGATGATCTTGAAGACTTCAAAGAAAAACTTGCTCGGTTATCATGGGATTATGGGTTTGTCCTGAAAGGTGTAAGTGTTGATACTGATGCTGATAACCTTTATCGTTTTGACTGTGCTCCTGATAAGTATTTGTATGACTACAAGCCGTTGGAGGTAACCTGTAAATATTGTGGTAGAAGTTTTGATCATTCAGAGATAATCCCAGATTATGACTATTACGATTTGATTCTTCATAATGTTTGCCCATTTTGTCATGAGTCTAATTGTGTAGATATTGAGTATGAGGAGTTGAATGAGGAGGACTACAACCGATTAGGAGGGGTAAAATAATGGCCAAGGTTAGGAAGCTGTGGGAAGGCAATATTGTAGTGTGGGATGACGGGCAAGTATTTTATGCTACGACAGATTTGGGTGATGGTTCTTCTATAGTTGGTGTGGGCAAAAGTGCAAGTGATGCTGCCATGTGGCTGATTCATGAATTGGATTCGACTTGGGGGATTTTATCTGGAACACATAAACAGGAGCAAGATGATGGTGGTTGCACCAAATTAAATTAAGCTGAGGTGTAAATAATATGTCATTGGCCACTGATAGATATTGGTTGATTAGTAGAAATGGAAGTGATTTGATGTGGAATTTAATACAATCATTTCCTGATGAACAGACAGCTTATGTTGCGCTTAGAGAACATTTTTGTGGACAAACCAATGGGTATGAGGCGGTTATAATTGTTGTTTGTGATACATAAATAATTTATGGAGGTGTTGCCATGTGATTTATCTCAGCATTCCATATACAGGTTGTGAAAACTTATCTTTTAGTGTTTCGTGTGTTGTGCTGGACAAGTTGATCCGAGCAGGTAATGTGGCAATTTCTACTGTTGTGTGTGGACACGCAATGAGGTTGCAAGGACGAGTAGACAAATCAGACTATGGTCTCTGGATTGGGTATGACTTAAAAATATTGCGTGATTGCGATGCACTGGTTGTTGTCAAGTTAGATGGTTGGAATAATAGTGCTGGCGTTAAAGCGGAAATGGATGAAGCGAGAAGTCTTGGCATACCGATAATTTATCTCGATCCAGACTGGTTTGTGCCGTATTATATTATGGACAAGTGGTCATCTTCTGACAAGAATGAAAGACTTGCGGAGATAACAGAGTAGGGGGTGTGCCATGAATATTCTTTGGTTGTTTTTAGTCTTCGCGGCTGGAGTTTGGTGTGGTATGGGGTTAATGTGTTTGTTGGATATTAGTAAAGACGAGGAGGGGGAATAAATATGACAAGTCCAGTGATTTTAAGGCAAAATATTTTGGGGGAATTGAGGGAGGGTGTTGGAAAGGTTGAGTTCGAGATACCGTTTGAGTTTACCTTGAAGGGGGGGATGGACACTGATGAAAACGTTTTTATGAAGACTAAGGAGTATGCACAGACAATCATCGCAGATTTATACAAGGACTTACCGAACAATGTGTTCTCGATAAGTCATAGCGCAAAGACATTCCATTGTAGTGTTACTGATGAAGATGGTGTGGAAGCTACTACGTATAGATATTCTATAATCGTGGAAATGTATGTTACTGACGATATGGTAAAGGAATGTTATCACAGAATAATGATGTATTCTTAGAGTTGGTGGTAATATGATACCTTTAATGCTTGTTTGTGGTGTGTTAATATGTGTGGGGGCGGTGATTATGATAGTAGTAAATGGTAAGAGGATTGAATGTAATGAGGAAGCATGCGATAAGCTTATCAATGCGTTTATTGAAAACTTGCTTGGTAGAATAGAGTTTTACAAAACTATTTTACAAGACAAAGGTTGTACTGAGTATAGAACGACTTTGCGATTTGGCACGCAAATACGTGTTAGTAGATTCAAAGTGTCGCATGAGGTCAACAACCATATCAAGGAAGCATTAACGCTACTCATGAGGGAGGAACTTCTTAGTGTGTTTGACCAGACTTGTAGGGAGTTAGGAATTGTTAGTAAGGATGATGAGGAAGAGGAAGAGGTGTGTACACCACAGAATAGATATAGAACTAAGTTAACTGTTGAGGAGTAGTAGATTGGGGTAGTTGCGTTGGTGCTTCAAGTAATCAAGATGAACTTAAGCATGCCAGCGAGACAAAGGAACCCGTTGAACTCGAGCGAACCATGTGTATAGAGAAATCCAGTGAGTGAAAGTTGGCCAAAGGCCAAAGTAACCCGAGTTGTTTAGCGAGCCAAAGAAAATAAGATAACCGTAAAAGACAAGCGTGCCAGGACTGTGTAACAGAATCCAAAGACGGCGAGCGTGTTGTAGGAGGGAGTAGGTATGGTAGTTAAGTGGGGGGAGTTGGCAGTAACAGACGAGAAGAGGGCTGAGTTGCGTAGTCTTGTAAGAGGCTACTATGATGTTCAGAAGATACGCATTCAGATCGGCAACCGAATTGTTGCTAACTTTTATGCCAAGCTTGGCAAGAAACCGTCGGAGAAAAAAGACAGCATTGATACTGATGCCAAGCAATTACTCGTTCAATTGATCAAAGAAGCTAAGTTGATAACCAATGCTATCACGGATAATAGTCGTAAGCTTGAGGGGTATATGAAGAGGCACGAGGGAGTCATAAGCTCGTCTGTCGAATTCGAATTTGTTAACAGTTATATAGAGTTAATGAAGATAGAAAGTAATTTAATAAAATCAATTAACAAGATGCTTAGTGGGTTTCTTGTTTGGGAATATTTCCTCAAAGATGTTCCTGGCTGTGGCCCACTAATGGCAGCTGTGATTATTTCTGAACTTGACCCTCGCAAGGCAAGGTATGTGTCGAGCTTCTGGAGATATGCAGGACTTGACGTGGCACCAGACGGACAGGGCAGGAGCCGTAAGAAAGAACATTTGGTTGATGTTGGGTATGTTGATAAAGATGGCAACCTCGCCACCAAGAAGTCAATCACCTTTAACCCGTTCCTAAAGACCAAGTTGATCGGTGTTCTGGGGCCATCTTTTCTTAAGTGTAAAAGTCCATACAGCGATACGTTCTATGACTACAGAACACGCCTTGAGAATCATCCCAAGTATAAAGACGATACTAAAGCACATCGTTATAACATGTCCATCCGATATATGATCAAGATGTTCTTGGGAGATCTGTGGTGTGAGTGGAGAGAACTTGAGGGTTTGCCGACTAAGCCAACATATGCCGAAGCCAAGCTTGGATTAGTTCACCATGGTGGGGGTTGATCATGACCAAATAGGTTTGGTTTGTATAATTAAAGTAGGAGATAAAATAAATTTTGATGGGGTGATGGAAATGGTAAGATGTTATCGTTGTGGGGAACAAATACCTGATAGTAATGCTATTGAGGCACTTGGTCAGTTGTATTGCAAAGAGTGTTTTGACAACTATTTCTGCTATTGTGAAAAATGTGGCAAACCAGAACGTCGTAGTTTTGTAGGAAGTCAAGCTTACGATGTTGATGGTAAACACTACTGCAGGGAATGTTATGAAGAAACTCCTACGTGTTGTGATAATTGTGGTGCAGTTATCCCACGAAAGAGCGAGGTTATTAGGAGAGATGGTTACCGTTATTGCCGTGATTGTTTTAACAAATTATATCTGGAATGTGATGTTTGTAACTTAGACTGGCTACGTGGGGAAATGATTACAGTTGGGGAGCATCATTATTGCTGTGGGTGCTTTGCAAGTGAGTTTCTTGAGAAGTGGGACGGCACACCGTGTGTTATTAAGAAGGGGTGAGTTATGGTTAAATTTGTGATTATTGTTGTTTCAGCTGTTGTTATCACTTTGTTTTGTATTGGTGTTTACACTATGTTGGTAGTTAACAGGTGGGCAAGAGACTATTTAGCGCCTACAAGAAACAGGAGGGAGAGATAATGTATTTTGTAAAAATCGACAGAAGCTCGATAAAGAAAAACCCAAATTATCCAGTTAAATATAGTTATGTTCCTACAACTAAACGCAATCCGATAACCATAAATGTAACACGTCCTTCGTTATATGATCTCAGTCAGGACTACATCGAAGTTGTTACATTATCATATGATCCGTATATTTACAAATATGAACCTCTGAAAGTTACTTGTAAATATTGTGGTTCTACCTTTGACCACACAAAGTTGCTTAACTACTTGGATGCTCATTGTGAAATTTGTTATGAGCATGTGTGCCCGAATTGTGGCTATTCTGAGTGTGTTGATATTGAGTATGAGAGTGTGTATAAAGTTATTAGAGAGAGCAAAGGGGGGTGTGGGTAGTTAAAGTGAAACCACAGTCGGCCAAGGCTAAGGGGAGAACCCTTCAGCAATGGGTGTGCCAGAAGATATCAGATGTAACGGGTATTGAGTGGGGGAAGGATAAACCCATTGAATCACGACCGATGGGTCAGAGTGGTGTTGATGTAAGACTTGAGGAAGACGTGCTGAAGGTGTTTCCTTTTTCGGTTGAAGCGAAAAATTGTGAGAAGTGGGCTTTGCCAACTTGGATTAAGCAGGCGAGGCAGAACCAGAAAGAGGGAACAGACTGGTTGCTTGTAATTAAAAAGAACAGGATGGAACCCATTGTAGTTATGGATGCAGAAGTGTTTTTTAGGATTGTTAAGAAGGGCGGACGATAAATGATTAAATCATTGAGTATTGAGAACTACCAGTCGCATGAGCAGTCCACCTTAGAGTTTGTTGACGGTGTGAATGTAATCATTGGGCCGAGTGATGCTGGTAAGTCAGCCATATTCAGGGCGTTTACTTGGGTGGTTACTAATAGACCATTGGGGGATGCTTTCAGATCAGAGTGGGGGGGACTTACAAAAGTAGAAGTTGTTACGAGCGAAAGTTGTAGAGTGATTAGATATAAGGGAGACACCTCTAATGAATATGTAGTAGAAGCACCTAACGGAGAATCTATGTTATTGCGTGCATTTGGTTCTGATGTTCCAGAGGAAGTGTCAAGAGTGTTCATGCTTGACGATGTAAACATACAGTCCCAAACTGACCTTCCGTTCTTGCTGTCAGCAAGTGCTGGTGAGGTTGCTCAGATGTTAAACAAGGCGGCGTCTATAGATGATATTGACTTATCTATGTCCAACTTGCGTAAGGTTTACTCTTCTACCAAGCGGGAATTAGAATACGATAGTGTTGAGCTGAATAAATACAGGGAAGTTCTTAAGAGTTATGATGGGTTGGACAGTCAGGAGCATAAACTTTCTGAAATTCAATCACTTCATAATCAATATTCTATGATACAGAGACAATATGACCAGCTATCTGAATTGGTTAAAGAAATTAAAAATGTTGAGGTTGTAATTGGTAAGCAGAAAGATGTTGGGAAATTAGAGAGAAAACTTAACGAACTTGATAGGTTGTGTGGGGAAGTGCTTAGTACCAATAGAGACTTTGATGAATTGATGGGTTTGGTTAAGGAGATACAATCATTGAGTAGTAAGTTGCAATCTTGTCAGAATAGGATTATAAAACTTGAGGAACAATATGCGTCTTTGGTGCCCGATGTGTGCCCGTTATGCGGAAATCCTATGAGAGGGTGACGTATCTTGGTTGACTTTATCTTAACAGCTGATTTTCATCTTACGGAAACAGTACCAGTCCATAGGAAAGATGACTATATCGGGGCTACGTTAAGGAAACTTAAATTCCTAACTGACTTGAAGAACAAGCATAACTGTCCAATCTTGTGTTCTGGTGATGTATTTCACTATTGGAAGTCAAGTCCGATGTTGATCTCGTTTGCTATTAAGAACCTTCCGAATATGTTCTCTGTTGCTGGGAATCATGACTTACCAGAACACTCACTTCAGCTTTATCCTAAAAGTTCGTTACATGTCCTTGAGTTGGTTGAGAAGGTTGTCTTTCTGAATGATGTTCCGATAAATGTTGGTGGGTTTACGGTAGCTGGATTTTCTTATGGACAAGAACTTCATACCACAGGTAGTGATATTGTGGTGCTCCATGAGATGGTGTTTCAAAGCCCCCCATGGCCGAATGCTGTTGGCTATAGACCGAGGGACTTGGTTGAGTTGTTTGGAAGTGCAAAACTGATTTTAACAGGACATAACCACGGGGCGTTTGTTGAAAAAGTTGGTGATGTGTGGGTGGTAAACCCAGGGGCGTTGATGCGTATGTCAATTGACTCTAAAGACTATAAACCAAGATGTTATTTGTATTCGTCAAAAGATAATACAGTTAAAGAAGTATTCTACCCCATTGACGAGGATGTGTTTGAGGATGCTGTTGTTTCGTCTGTTGTTAAGGATGATCAGCTAAAGGCGTTCATAGAGCAAATTGATTTCAGTTGGCAGGGTGGACTTTCATTCAAGGATAATTTAGAACGGTTCTTCAAAGAACACAATACACCTCGGAAAGTGAGGGAGGTCATATGGCGAAGTTTGGAAACAACGAATTAGCAAAGAAGTTGTTGGATCTAAAACAGGACATTGAACAGCAAAAGAACGACAAGTTGCGACTTGAGGGGCAGTTAAAGGTTCTAATGAATCAGCTTGAAAGTAAATTCAATATCACGTCATTGGATAAAGCTGAGGAGAGACTGATTGAAATGGAAGAAGTGCTGAGTAGTGCTAAGGATAAGTTGACTAAGGAAATTTCTGAGTTGGAAGCTGAGTTGGAACAATGATAAAAGATAGACTTGACCGAATTAAAGAAAAGATACAATTTAAGAAGGGTCAACGAGAGCAGGTGTTAAAGGCAATAGAGACTCTTGATAATAAGATAAAGATACAGAAGCGTTATTTGTATCGATATGAGAAAGCAATGGAGATTGTTAGGCAGGTTGGGTTGATGACTCAGAAGCAGTTGGAATACCATCTTTCAGAGCAGGTAAGTTTAGCCTTGGCGTCAGTTTTTGATGATCCTTACAAGTTAAAGGTTGTGTTTCAAGAAAAGAGGGGGAAGACAGAAGCTGAGTTGCTGTTTGAGAGAAGGGGGTTGACTGTTAGGCCGTTTGGAGCGGTTGGGGGTGGTGCAATTGACGTGGCGGCGCTGGCGTTGCGATTAGCGTATTTGTCGATGCGTGTTGATAAGAAAGTGAGGCCAGTATTGTTCCTTGATGAACCCTTTGCACGACTAAAGGGGGAGGATGCGAATCGAAGAGCATTGATGTTAATTAGGGAAATTTCAAGAAAGTTAAAGGTTCAGATTGTCATGATAAGTGATGAGCGAATCCCAAGAGAGGACATTATCGAGAATGCTGATCGTGTGTTTCTTGTTACTCAGAAGAAGGGAGTAAGTTCTGTAGAATGTTTGTAGGGAGGTGTTGGTAGTGTTTACATTTGATGGGTTCCATTGTTGTGATTGTGACTGTTTCAGAACTAAAGGTAATGGTGGTGGGTATTGCACAAGGCTGACTAAGAAGAGGTGGCCAGGTGATTCAATATGTAGGTATTTTGTTCAAGGAAATGATAATGATGGGGAGGTAATACTTGATGAGGACATCGATTAGGAGTCAAGGAATGTGTTTGAGTGGTGATACTGTTGGAAAGTTGCGGTTGGATCAATATGACGCAGAGATAAAAAGGAAACTCGATAGATTCAAGGTTGGGAAGTGGTACGCAGTTTCTGAAAACAGAAGTTCATATGCAAGAAAGTTGATGTATGAAGGGGCAATAAAGACACTTAAAGGGGATGTTCTATTCTTGTTCAGCAATGCTGGTGGTGGCAGAGAAAGTTTTACATTCTTTCAGTTAAGGGATTGTAATTTTGTTCTGTTAGACGAATAAGTTTGGGGGTGTGTTGTTATGGATAAGAAGATTCTGTTTGTTCAGAAAAGAGCTGGTGATCTAAAACTTGACTTTCCTAATCCGAGAAAGATTAAGGAGAAGAAACGGGAGGACTTGGCGAGGTCACTTGAGGAGTTGGGGGACTTTGGGGTGGTTGTCATAGATGATCAGGATCGAGTTATCTCTGGGTTCCAGCGGGTGCAGATAATGATAGACAAGGATCCTGATCAATTGGTTGACTGTAAGATGCTGGTTGGTTATACGGAGAAGGAGAAGAAGTTGATCAATATAAAGGCAAATCAGCATGCTGGTGAGTGGGATGTTGATGCACTTGTCGATTTTATGGCTGACTTGAGCGACCTTAAATTAGATGATGTTGTGGAGGATATGAAGAAGGGAGATGGTTTGGAGGATGTAATTCGAGACATGAACCTGAGGTGATATGAGAAGTATGACTATGTTGTTATCATGTGTAGGAATCAGCTTGACTTCAATGATCTAATTCGTAGAATTGGTTATGAGAACAAGAAGCAAATGTTGACTGCTACTAAGAAAGTGAAAGCGAGGGCTATTTGGTATGAAGAGTTTGAGAAGCTTTGGCATTGAAACCTACATACCGAGTTGTGGACGTTGGGAGATAGCAACCACTCAGAAACTCCTACATGAAGATGATGCTGTGTTTGTAGTTCGTGAGTCACAAAAGGAACAATATGAGGCAAAGGGGTTTCGAGTGAAATCTTATCCTGATGAGGAGATAAATTCTCTTACGAAGGTTAGGCAGAAGATAATTGATGACTGTCCTTCCGATTACTGTTTGCAGTTAGATGATGATATAACTGAAGTTCATGCAAGGACACAGGAAGTGCGTGTTCAGATGGAGAATGAGGACTTCTGGAATGAGTTGTTGCGTGCGTTTTGCATAATTGACGATCTTAAAATAGGTGTGTTCACAATTGGCCAAGAGCCAAGCGGTGATATCAGAAAATACAATAGGCCGTTTAGTTTTGTTGGGACTGGAGGGACAATTCTTGGGTTTAACAAGCCGTGTTTGAAGGCACGTTATGACCCTAATGTAGGTAGCAAAGTAGATACGGACTTCATACTGCAGGAACTTTTATACAATAGGATTGTGCTGGTTATTCATTACTTTGGAGTGTCACATGATGTAGATATACTGCCAGGGGGTCAGCAATTTAGGAAGACCTCACAGGAGGTGTATCGAAGTGTTGAGTATCTCAAGGCCAAGTGGAGTGATAAGATCTACGATTTTAACTTTGACAGCAACACATCGAAAATCAAGGTAAAAAGAAGCTGATCAGATTAGGTATTGACAAATTTTAGATTGAGATGTATAATACTGTAAGGAGGAAGAGTTTCTAAAAAATGGTAAAGGTCGTGGGATCAATGGAAAAGGAAAAGAAAGAGCTAAAGACGAAACGGGGATACGACTTTTATGTTGTAGCTTCTTGCCTCCAAAAAGCGATACGTAGGAATGATCCAAAAATAGCTGGGTTTTTCGCTTTCGAACTTCTTGAATCTGGGTATTACAATTACGTTTGGAAAAGATTGGCCACAATATCGGCCGAGGACTGTCATGGGGTGATCACACAAGAAATAATGGCACTTTGGGAGGCATTCGAAAAGTGTCATAAGAAGGAACCTCAGAGAGGAAGAATATTCCTTTCTAAGGCAGTTATCCTTTTATGTCAAGCCCTTAAGAACAGGGATGCCGATCATCTAATATGTCTGGTTTACGATAAAGGACTAATAGATGATGAGGCAGAAAAGTTCATGGAGGACATTGAAGACATTGATCATATCGAAGTTCCAAAGTATGCATATGACGTGCACACCCTACAAGGGAAGAAGTCAGGTAAAACAAGGAAGGACTTCTTCAAAACAGAATTCGAGGCATTGAGACCTCGACAGTTAGGTTTATTCGATGAATATGTTTATAAGTAAATAGGGAGTGGGGGTATAAATGCCAAGAAAGAGGACTGATGATAATCCGTCTAATATAGATCTAAGTAAAGTTGGTAAGAATAAAGGGGGTCGCCCAAGAAAGAATATAGACTGGGAGACCCTCAACAAGTTATGCGCATTACATTGCACTGGTAGAGAATGTGCATCTGTTCTTAATGTTAGTTATGAAGCACTCAACGGTGCAATAAAGCGAAAAGGGTATGCAGGTTTCCCTGAATACTTTAAAATACATTCTGCCCCTGGAAAAGCATCTCTTCGTAGGTTACAATTCAAGTCAGCTGAATCAGGAAATGCTACTATGCTTATATGGTTAGGCAAGCAATACCTCGGACAGAGGGATTTTAAGTATGATGCTATTGATGAGAGTGAGCACCCACTCGACGACCTTGTAAGGGTTCTGAACTCCTTGAGGAAGGCAAAGGCAAATGATCAGCAAGTATAGTGCTGTTAATGGGCCGTTCGATTGGGGTGGGTTCAGCGAAAAAGGAATAACTTCAATATTGGAATCGAATGCGAGGTTGAATATTTGGGAGGGGGCAGTAAGGTCTGGCAAGACCATCTGCTCCCTTGTTCGTTGGTTAGAGTTTATCAGGACTTCTCCAGCTGGGCCGTTACTCATGATAGGTAGGACAGAGAGGACATTGAAGCGGAATGTTATTGACGTCATGCGGGCAATCGTGGGTAAGTATATGGAGTATAGTCTTGGATCATCGGAAATACATATTGCTGGTAGAGTAATCTACATCGTTGGGGCTAATGACGACCGATCACAGGAGAAGATACGGGGTCTTACGCTCGTTGGTGCGTATGGTGATGAACTTACCATATGGCCAGAATCAATGTTCACAGTATTGTTATCAAGGTTATCTGTTGATGGGGCCAAGTTCTTCGGAACAACGAACCCCGACTCTCCGTATCATTGGTTGAAAGTTAACTATATAGACAGAGCTAACGAATTGGATATGAAAGTGTTCCACTTTATGTTGGAGGACAATCCCAACTTAAGTGAAGCGTATATTCGATCGTTGAAGAAAGAATATACAGGGTTGTGGTATAAGAGGTTCATTCAGGGTTTGTGGGTGCAGGCTGAAGGTGCGGTTTATGATATTTGGGATGAGGACAAGTTCGTGGTTGATACTGTTCCCAAGTGTGATCGTTACTGCATAGGTATAGACTACGGAACCTCTAACCCAACTGTGTTTGTGTTGTTGGGTGAGAAGGATGGGGTTATCTATGTGGTTGACGAATACTACTGGGATCCGTCAGCGACTGGCAAGCAGAAGACTAACGTTGAGCATTGCGACGACCTGATCACATTCATAAACAATTCAAAGGTACGTATTGATCGAGTAGTGGTTGACCCTTCAGCTGCTTCGTTCAAGGTTGAGTGTGAACGTAGAGGACTGAACCTTCAAGATGCCGATAATGCTGTTGTTGACGGCATACGTAGAGTAGCATCTTTACTTGGGCAGGATCAATTGTATGTTCATAGATCATGTGAGAATGTTCGGAAGGAGTTTGCATCTTATGTTTGGGATGCCAAGGCGCAAGCTAAGGGAGAGGATAAGCCAGTTAAGCAGAATGACCACTCGATGGATGCTCTAAGATATGGTATAATGTTCATGACCAAACACAGAAAACAGGCTGGCCCGATATTGCGTAATAAGGTCTTGATAAGAACGAGGTGAAGAGATGGCAAAGGTTGGGGAGTTACAATCAAGACTTAACATATTAAGTGAGTTGGTTGGCAGGGCTATGTTGGCTACTAAGTTGGGTGTGCAATATAATGGTGATCGAGATTTGTATGCCACTCTTGGTTATCCTGTTGATGTTCGATTTGAAGATTACTACCTTAGATATCGTAGGCAGGATATGGCTAAGGCAATCATTGATAGACCTGTTAGTGCAACTTGGCGGGGTTCTTTGACTGTAATGGAGAGCAAGGAGGACTACACAGCATTCGAAAAGGCTTGGGACGACTTAGAAAAACAGTTGAAGGTTAAGTCATGCTTTTCAAGAATAGACCGACTTGCTGGGTTAGGTAGGTATGCACTTCTTGTGTTGGGTTTTGACGACGTTAAGAACACTTCTGATATGAAGAATCCTGTTAAAGGGAGTAATCGAAAGTTAAAGTATGTTAAGCCAGTAAGTGAAGCTAATGCAATAATCTCTGAATACGAAACGAACCCTAATAATGAGCGATACGGACTGCCCACCATATACCAGATAACATTCACCACTCCTGGTGGTGGTTCTACTTCTGTGATCAATGTCCACCATACCAGGGTTATTCATGTTGTCAGTCAGCTTCTTGAGGGGGAGGTAGAAGGTATCCCAAGATTGGAAGCTGCATATAATAGGCTAATGGACTTGGAAAAGGTTGTTGGTGGTAGTGCTGAGATGTTCTGGAGAGGGGCGAGGCCAGGATACCAAGGAAAACTGGATGAGGACTTTACGATTAACGATAAGGATGTAGAGGAGCTTGAACGGCAAATTGACGAGTTCGAACATAACTTACGCAGGTTCATCATTAACAAGGGGATATCATTAGAATCATTAGCCCAACAGGTGGCAGACCCGAGTAGCAATATAGATGCAATCGTTTCTATGATAAGCGCAGTTACGGGGATCCCGAAGCGTATTTTAATGGGCAGTGAACGAGGGGAGTTGGCAAGTTCTCAGGATTGGGATAATTGGTTGACCTTGATCGCTGATAGGAGGACTGAATATGCTGAGCCTGTAATTGTAAGGCCGTTTATTGACAGGTGCATCGAAGTTGGGGCATTGCCTAAACCTTCAGATGATTACAATGTAGTTTGGGAAGATTTGTGGAGTTTGAGTAAAAAGGATAAAGTTGCTATCGGACAGACCCGAGCCATTGCTCTGAAGGACTATGTCATGAGCCCAGGGGCAAGTGACTTCCTACCTCCAGAGGCGTTCTACAAATACGTAATGGCGTTAGAGGATGAGGAGATTGAATGGATAGACGAACTTAGAATGAGTGAGGTTGAGGAAGAGCAAGCAGGCATGTTGCCTGAACCAGAGGAATTACCTGAGGAGGAAGAGAGCCTACTTGAAGAAGGCGACGTTGAAGAAGAAGAGCAGTAATCTTAAGTTTGCAGTAAACAAGAGAAAGATCCTACGCAGTTACGACCCCACACACACAACTGCTATTCGTAACCAGTTTGCTCGTGAACTTAAGAAACGATTTGGTAACCTTATCAAGCAGATCAAGGAAGCGATTGTTGATAGGGATTGTTTCGGGTTGAATGAATTGAGTGGTTACGCCGCCCCACTTAACAGGGCCTTCAATTTCCCACGTAGTCAAGATAAGGTTGCCGCATTCATGGACTGGTTAGACCGACAAGTGAGAGATGGGCTGTTGGAGGTTAAACAGGGAGAACAATTAGGACAGGCGATAGAACAGGCGTGGACTAACACTTACATTCAAAGTGCGTATCAGAAAGGGTTAATGAAGGCCCGTAGTGAGATAATAAAGGCTGGATATGATGTTCCTGAACTTGAGAAACAAGGTGGACTTGGAGTTGTTCTGAATGGGCCAATGCATGCCGACAGAATAGGGCTGTTATACACAAGAACGTATTCTGGGCTGAAGGGGATCACCGATGCTATGGAAAATCAGATAAGTCAGGTTTTATCAATGGGGATGGCTGAGGGACGTAATCCTCGACAGTTGGCACAAATGCTGAATAAAGTCATAACTGGAGCTGGTGGGGATCTTGGGATAACCGACACTTTGGGTAGGTTCATACCAGCTAAACGGAGAGCGGAAATGTTGGCAAGAACTGAGATCATACGAGCACACCATCAAGCTAAAGTAGCGGAAATGAAGAGTTGGGAAGTTGAAGGGGTGTATGTGGTTGCTGAGTTGGCCACGGCCAAGGACGGCAGAGTGTGTCCAGATTGTGCAGGTTTGGAGGGAAAGCAATACAGTTTAGATGAGGTTGAGAACCTAATACCAGTTCATCCGAATTGTAGATGCACTATTGTTCCTGTTAAGGGTAAGAAAGGAGGTGAGTAGTCAATGCCATGGACAGTTGATGATGTGGATAGATTCAAGAAAGGACTTACGGACAAAGAGAAGCGACAGTGGGTTGCAATTGCCAATTCAGCCCTTGAGCGGTGCTTAAAGGAGGGGGGAGATCAGAAGACATGTGAGGTTAGTGCTATCAAGCAGGCAAATGGTGTGGCTGGCAATTCAGCATCGGCGTATAATCAAATAAGAACGAGGGCTCCTTATACGATCACAGTCAAAAAGCATCAAGGAGAGAAGCACTTGGTTGTTCCTGTTGTAATGATGGTAGAAGGAGTTCATGCTGGCAGTCACGGCCCACTTTACCACCCAGCTGAAGAGTTGGGTAAGATACCAGAGTCGTGGAATGGCATACCAGTTGTGGTTTATCATCCAGAGGACGAACGAGGGTTTTATGTTTCTGCTAACTCTCCAGAGTTAGTAGATGAGCGGGTTATTGGTAGAGTTTACAACACACGATTTGAAGATGGTAAACTTAAGGCTGAGGCATGGATCAATGAGAACAGGGCTGCACAGGTCGCACCAGAAATTCTCAAGTTGCTCAGGGAGGGCAAGGTTGTTGATGTCAGCGTTGGTGTGTTCACTGATGATGATATGATTCCTGGTGAGTGGAAGAATGAAAAGTATATCGGGGTAGCACGGAATCATAGACCTGACCACTTGGCCATTCTACCTAATGAAAGGGGGGCATGCTCGTTGAAGGATGGGTGTGGTCTTGGTGTGAACTCCAAGAGTAATGATACTGTGCTTATAAAGACATTACAGACGAACTATAGAGACCTGTTATATAAGGTTGAGGATAGACTTAGTGTTATGGATAGTGATAAAGGTTACTGCATGCTTGAAGAATTATACGATGATCATATTGTGTATCGGTTTGTAGATAAGTCTGTGGGTGAAACAAGATATTACAAACAAGACTACATAATCAATGATAGTGGCGGGGTCGAATTTGTGAATGAACCAGTTAAGTTGGAGAAATATGTTAAATTCATAGTTGCACAAAGAGAAACCAATAAAGGTGGTGATAAAAGTGTGGTAAATGTTTACAAGTTGGTGTATAATGGAACTGAGAGTACGGCGTGGTCTGGGGTGACCTTAAAGGACTTTGGGGTTGACGGTAGATGGGAAGATCTACCAAGAGACGAGCGAGCGAAAATAGCAGCACACTTTCTGATCGGGGATGCTGATGCTGAGACGTTTGAGGATCTTAAGTTTCCTGTGGTTAACCCCAGAACGGGGAAGCTCAACGAAAGAGCGTTGAGGGCGGTAATTGGTGGCAGAGGGGCACAGGTTAAAGGTGTTAGCCCCGAAGTGCGTAAGCAGGCAAGGAAAAAGGCTTACGAACTATTGAATGATGAGTTCGATCTTGAACTCGAAGTTCCAGATATTGAGAACCTAACTACGAGAGGAGGTAGTAAGATGGGATGTCCAGATAAGGTAAAGCTGTTAGTGCAGAGTAAGAAATTCACAGAGGAAGATGTTGAGTGGCTTAAGAATCTTGAGGACGGCCAACTCGATAAGTTGATTGAGTTGACTAAAGAACCAGAAAAAGAAAAAGTGGAGGTGAACAAGGATAAAGTGGTGGAAGAGTTAAAAGAGAAGTTCAAAGACTTGAATACTTATCTTGAAATGGCCCCAGCTGAGATCAGAGAACAACTTGACTTCAGCTTGAAGTTGCTTGGGGGTAAGAAGCAGGAATACATTAACTATATCAAGGCCAATGCTGCAGAGGGTGCCTTTACTGATGATGAGTTAAATGCTATGAAATTCTGCCAGCTTGAGAAATTGGTCAAGGCCATTCCTGCGAAGGTAGATTACAGCGTTAAGGCTGTGCAGGCTAATGTTGCCCAAAAGAGCAGGGTTAGACCAGAGATGCTGCTGCCCTTTGGGGTAAAACTTAACGAGGGAGGGAAGTAAAAGATGGTGTATAAGACCGTAAAAGTCAAGAAGTATAGTGATGTAATTGAGGAGTTTGTGGCAGCTGGTGCTATAACTCCAGGTATGCTGCTTGAGCTTGATTCTAATGGTGAAGTGGCTCCTCATAGTGAAGCTGGTGGGAGTGCTTATCCTCTATTTGCACTTGAGGATGAGCTACAGGGGAAGGGCATTGACGATAATTATGCAGCTGATGATCAGGTGCAGGTGTGGCTGCCTGGGCGTGGTGATATAGTCAATGCTTTGGTTTCTGGGGCTGATGTAGCTATTGGTGATTTTCTAATGAGTGCTGGTGATGGCTCGTTGGAGAAATTCTCAAAGCAGCTTACTATAGCTTCATTAGTATATACTCCAGATGATACTAATGGGCTGCAGTTAACTGCTCGTGTGCCTGGTGTTGCGGGTAATAATATTGCATTGGCTCTTACTGGCAGTGCCGCTGTAACGGCTGGTAGTGAAACCGTTACTGTTACTGGGACTGCACCATATCTTATAACTGTAACATATGCTAATACTTCAGGTTCTGAATCCAATTTTGCACAGGTAGTAAATGCAATCAATGCTGATACCGATGCAAAAGCCCTTGTGTTTGCAGAAGTTGTTGGAACTGGAACTACGAAGGTTACTGATGATCTTTTGGCTACGCCACTTACTGGTGGGGAAGATGTCAATCCTGGTATGGTAGTTGCACAGGCTGCGGAAGCTGTTAGCCCTGATGGTGCAGTTGTTCGTGGTTTGGTAAGAATAATTTAGTGAGAGGAGGGAATAAATAGATGGATGTCAGAATGGATTTAATAGGTAATGGAGTAGCACAGGGGGATGTTGCTAATTTCCTGATGGCAAATGGGAGACTTGATGTAGGTCGTATGCGCCCGTTTATCGATGATGACGGGTTGAGCTATATTCAAGTATATGTTGGTGGTGATCCTAAGGATGTAAGTTCATATCAAATGAGGCCTATACAGACTAACGCAACGTTACGACCACACGAGTGGCGTCAACTTGACGAGGCTGTTCTTAAGGTGGCCGAGCGTCAGTTAGTAGGTATTCAGGATCTAATTACCAACGGGCTTGTGTATAACCTCGGCAACGCCATGGGAACGACTGTCCTTGAGTATCACGATATCAGTGATGCTCTTGAGGCAGAGATGACCATGGACGGGATTAGCAGAGCCAAGGGGGATCGACCCGTATATACGACTAACTACCTGCCCTTGCCGATCATTCATGCGGACTATGAGCTGAACGCCCGTGTGTTGGCCGCAAGCAGGAACCTTGGGAACCCGCTGGACACTACGCTTGCTGAGAGAGCTGCAAGGAAGGTCAACGAGAAACTGGAAAGCTTGCTGTTCTCAGATATTACATACACTTTCGGTGGGGGCACGATATATAGTTACCTGACGCATCCGAAGGTACAGGTTGCTGATATGAATACTGCATGGACGTCTGCGACTGGAGAGGCAATAGTTACGGACGTTATAACTATGAAAGAGAAGAGCTTGGCTAAAAAGCACTTCGGGCCGTGGGTGCTCTACATTCCTGCTGGGTATGAGGCAATACTTGACGAGGACTACGGGGAAGCTGCTGATAAGAACTTTATTACTATCAGAGATCGTATTAAGGCTATCGGTGGTATTCAAGATGTCAAGGTTGCTTACATGCTGCCAGCCGATACTGTAGTGTTAGTTGAGATGAATCCTGAGGTGGTTAGGTTGGTCAGAGGCTTGGGCATTCAGAACGTTGAGTGGCAGACTGAGGGCAATATGGTAACGAAGTATAAAGTGCTTACCATACAGGTTCCTCAGATTCGTGCCGATCAGGAGGGCAATACGGGAATAGTAGTTCTAAAGCAAATTTAATAGGGGTGTGTTGGTATGAGCAGAGTGACGGCAGTCGAAGTTAAACAAATAATAGAGACAGAGCTCGATGATGCCGTCATTGATGCATACATTGCAAGTGCAAGCGCTCTTGTTGATGAAGCGTTGCGTAGCGAAGCTTTGTCAGAGACTCTGTTGAAAGAGATAGAGCGCTGGCTCACTGCTCACCTGCTGGCCATATCAAGAGAGCGTCAACCAGAACAAGCAAGTGCTGGGCCAACCAGCATTAAATATCAGGGGATGAGTGGTCTGGGACTTGATGCGTCATTGTATGGTCAGCAGGTGAAGCTCTTAGATACCAGCGGTAAGTTGGCTGAGTTGGCTGGTGTTCGTAAGGCTGGAATGTGGGTGATCAAGGGTGTCTGATCCAATCATCAAGTTCGTCAAGTATGTTTGTGTGCAAGACGCCGTTTACTGGACTCCTGGAACTCCTGATGGTTATGGTGGGTATTCATATACCTCCAAGGCCATTAAGTGTAGGTGGGATGATGTCAGTAAGAAGGTGTTGGCACAGAACGGTGACGAGATTGTATCAGACGCCCAAATCCTTGTAACTGATACTGACTTGAAGGTTGGTGGGTATATTTGGTTGGGGAGCCTAAGTAATCTAACATCAAGCCAACTGACCAATCCCAAATCAGTCGCTGGTGCACGGGAAATAAAACGAATTGAGAAATCACCATTGTTCCGATCTAAAGATGAGTTCGTTATGGTGGTGTATGTGTGATGGCCAAAAGAGTTTTGACTTCAGGACTTAACGAGGTGTTAACGAACTTAAACAAGGAAGTAAAAGCGATTGAGGGAAGGACTCTTGGAGGACTCATTAGTGGTGCTGCCATTGTTGCATATGACGTTGTTAACGGGCCACTTCCAGCTGTTCCTGTAGATACTGGGAACCTTCAGAACAGTTGGTTCATCACAGCTTCTGGTGGTAAGGGAGTTCAGATGGGGAAGTCTGCCAAGTTCAAGGGTGATAATTCAGCTAAACTGGCAAGTGATCATTCAAATGTTATCAGTGCTCAAACGAGCGCTGTCAACTCTAAGAGAAGACCTACTGTTGCAATGGGGTTTACGGCGTTCTATGCTTGGTATGTTCATGAAATGGTAGATGCAAACTTTCAACGACCTAAGATAATTAAGAAGGGTGGCAAGCTGATTGAAACACCACGGAAACCCACTGCTGGAGCGAAGTTCCTTGAGGCTTCTATAAAGCGTTGTAAGAATAGGATACTTGAGGAGATAAGGAGTGTGGCAAAGATAAAATGAACTCTCCAAGTGAAGCTGTCAAGACACTATTAACACAAGCTGACTTGGGATTGACCTTTGCTACTAATCTCTTCATAGGTAGGGAGCCTGCCACTCCTGATAACTGTGTGACTATCTTTGACACTCCTGGTGGGCCACCAACTGTGTTCTATAATAACTTGCTTAAGGTAAGTTATCCTTCAATTCAAATAAGAATCAGAAATTCAAGTTACAGCGCAGGCTGGGAGTTGGCTAAAAAGATAAAAGATCTACTGCATAATCAAGGTAACATAAAGATCAATAACGACGACTATTTGCTTATCAAGTGTACTCAAGAACCAGCACTCTTGGACTGGGACGAGAGTAATCGAGCAAGGTTTGTAGTATCATTTGATTTGATTAGAGGGGAGGTGTAACAATGGCAGTACTGACTGGAATTGGTACTAAGTTCCAATACTATGACTCTGCCGAATTTCCGTTTGCCGAAATATGGAATCCAGATGGCCTTCGAGGTATAAAGTTAGTTTCAAAAGCACTTGAAAATGAGAGTATAACCTTCAAGGCGACTGGAAGTTCTTCTGCTACGGCTATAACTGTTGATGTGGTGGGTAATGCTATTACCGTTACGTATGTTTTGGAACATGATGAATATGAAACATCAACTATAGCTAATGTTGTAACAGCAATAAGTGGAGATACCGATGCAAGTCTGCTGGTTACTCCAACGGCGTTGGGCGATGGTTCTAAAGAGATGTTCGATATTGGACTAACGCCGCTGGAAAAATATGTTTCGATTGCACATGTAACGAATATCAGTGGGCCAAATATGACTAAGGAGACCATCGGTTCGACAGCGTTAGATACTCTTGGTGGTTATAAGACTTTCATTACAGGATTGAAAGATGCTGGTACACTAACGTTTACGTTAATGTTCGATGCTGAATATTATGGTGTATTAAAGGGTTTCTACGAGAGTTCTGCTACGCAAGAGTTTAGAATAACCCTACCAGATAAGGTTGGTGTTGATGGTCATGGTTCACAGTTTGTATTTGATGGGCTGGTAACTGGACTTCCACTCACAATAACGGCTGAGGATAAAATTACCTGTGATGTTACAGTCCAGTTGGTTGGTGTTATGACATTTACACCAGCTACATAAAGAAGGAGGTGTATGTAAATGGCTGTACAAACTGGTGTTGGAACTACATTAACAATAGACGGGTTGACGGTGGCTAATGTAAAGAGTATCAACGGCCCGAATATGTCTAAGGATACGATTGGGTCAACGGCATTAGACACGTTAGGTGGTTATAAGACTTTCATCACTGGGCTGAAAGATCCTGGAACGTTGACGTTCACATTGATGTTTGACAAAACTGGGTATTTGGCTTTGAAAACAGCGTTCGAGAGCAATACTGCAAGTTCTATAGAGATAACCTTACCCGACGGGACGAAATTCACTTTCAGCGGGTTTGTTACGGGGTTGCCGTTGACCATCTCAGCTGAAGATATAATTACGTGTGATGTCACGATCCAGATAAGTGGCATGGTTAATGTATCATAATGGGGGTGTAGTTTATGAGTGAAAAGGTGTTTGGAAGGGACGACTTCCTGAAAATGCCAAGGCCGAAGGTTGAAAAGGTTTATGTAGAAAGTCTTGGTGGGTATGTGTTCTTCAAGAAAATAAATGCGTTAGACCAAGACTCCTATATAGCCGACATTACCGTTGTTGACTTTGATGCCGATAAAAATCCTGTAATAAAGCCGAAGTTTGACTGCATGAAGCTGAAATACCTCGTGCGTGTTATGTGTGATGAAAACGGTAAACGAATATTCAAGAACGAGGAGTACACTAAACTTGGTGAGTTAGATCAAGCCGTTGTTGATGAACTATATGCAAAGGCTCTAAGTGTAAATGAAGTTAGTGACGACGTATTATCAAAAAACTTCAAAGCAACCCAAGGCGAAAGTTTGCCTTCCGCTTAGCTCTGGCCTTGGGTTACCCACATCCCGATCACCTTCTGAGTTTGTTGACTGACGAACAGTTTCGGGAGTGGATGGCGTTTTACAATGAAGAACCGTTTGGGTTCTGGGAGAGGGATATTCAGTTTGCCTTTACGAGAAAGTTCATGGCAGATGTTTCTGGAGTGAAGTATAAAGACGGTAAAGCTATTAGCATAGAAGATGTAAGTTTGAGTAAGTTGATGGAACCACGCAAGGAACAGAGTGTTGACGAAATGAAATCGTTGTTGATGATGTTAGCTGGTGTAGCTACTGAAGGAGAGGAGGGGGAAAATGGCGGAAGGTAATCTTGGTGAACTTGTTGCCTATTTAGGTGCCGACATATCCCAAATGCAGCAGGCTCTGAAACATGCTGAGAGCTTGCTGAAGAACTATGACAGAACGAGTGCGCAGGTTGTGAATTCTTCCTCCTCTGGATTCAGTAAAATTGCTACAGGAGCGACACGTGCTTTCTCAACTATGCAGAAGGGGATTTCTTCTGTATCGAATGCGTTGTTCTCTCTTAAAACGACAATAGCGGGATTCGGAGTTGGTATGTTAGCCAAGAGCTTCATAGATGCTGCATCACAGGCAGAAATTCTAAGAATGCGATTGCAAACGCTGACTGGTCATGGTAAAGAACTGTTCGATATTCTGCATAATTGGGCAGCAAGGATGCCTGTAGATACGGCTAAGGCTATAGATGTTTTCACTATGCTGACTGGTTATGGGTTAAAGCCAACTCTTGACATGATGACCACTCTTGTGGATACTGGACTTGCTTTGTCAGGGACTACGGAGGGGTTCTACAACATTGCGTTGGCTCTCGGACAGATACAAACACACGGACGACTGCTTGGTGGTGAGTTGCGACAGTTAGCATCCGCTGGGTATAATGCAGCTGAGGTTTTGCGTGAAGAGTTTGGCTTAACCGCTAAGGAAATGGAAAACCTCGGGGAAACTCTTACAAAACGTGGTATATCTGCAAGTCAAATAATAAATATACTGCTTGAGGATATGAAAGAACGCTTTGGTGGTATGTCCAAGGCTATGGAAAGTTCTTGGACTGGGTTGGTTGAACGAATCGAGGAAGCTTGGTGGAATCTAAGACTTATGATCGCTGAGTCTGGGCCATTTCAATTGTTAAAAGAACAATTAGATAGATTCTTGCAAGCCTGGGAGAGCGCAGAGGGTCAACTTAAGATACGGGAATGGGCTGAGGAGGCTGGTGCTGCCATCGTTAATGCTCTTGAAATGGCCATCAATGCTGCTAAGTTACTCCTACCACACCTCGAGAAGATACTCAGGATCCTCATTGCCATGAAGGGAATTTCAGTTGGTGCTGCGTTAGGAACTGCTGTTGGTGGACCCGTTGGGGCAGTGATTGGTAGTACTGTTGGTGGAGTTGCTGGTTATCTTTCACCCGAGATACTGCGTGGCATATTCGGTGAAAAGGAAGCTCGCAAAGGAATAGAAGAACTGCAGAAAGCATTAGCAGAGTTAGACAAGCAGAAAAGTGAACTTGAGAAAGAGCTTCAGAAGATCTCTGAAGATAGTGCTAAGAGTTGGTTGCACAGACCGATATTTGGTGGTGCTAAAGAAGAAGTAGTTAGAAAACAAATAACCGCTATCGACGATGCACGTCAGAAGATCATAACAGCTATTGAGGAATATAAGAAAGATCTTGATGCTGCAAGTGAGAACATAGCACATGGTAAATCTATGGAAGAACTTCTTGGAGGCAAAGGCAAGGGCGAGGGTGCTGCTGGTGGGGCTACTGGTGGTGGAACTAAGAAAATACTGGCCGATATCAATTGGGCGTACCAGCAAGGACTTATCACACTTGAGAACTTTTATGCAAAAGCATCTTCAATGCTATCAGGTTTAACAAAGTCTTCAGAAGATTTTCAGTTCGTTTTCGCTACCACTCAGGCTGCAGCTATGGAGTTAGCAACTAAAAGGATGGAAGAATACACAGCAAGCTTCATAAGTGGTGGCATGAGTGTTGATGAATATGACAGCAAGGTAAAAGAACTACTGGGGACTTTCTCACAATTTCCGTTAGCGGGTAAAGCAATTGAAGAATTGTCGGGTAAAGGGCTGATTGAAAGATCGAAGGCAGTTAACGCAGAAATAATGTTGTCAATAGAGTTGTCCAAGAGAATGGAACAGGAATTACTTGATGCACAGGAGGCTGCCGCACAGGGCATAGCCAAGTTTTGGAGCGAGGTTGCGTGGGAATACCAGCAAGGGTTCATAAGCTCTCAAGAATACTTTGACATGCTGAAATCAGAAGTTTCTGAACTTACCGTCGGCACCGATGAATGGATGAGGCGATTCTCTGAATTGCAAGCCGTTGCTTCAACTATCGCTCAAGAACGACTTGAACCGTTGCTGGGGGCTTTGGAACAAGGTAAGATATCAACGGAGGAATTCACAAAATTAGCAGAAGCGTTAAAGGCAGAGTTCGGTGAATATCCGTTAGTTATCAAGCAAATAGATGATGCAATTAAACAAGCAGAGGAAACAACTTCAAGTTCTGTTAATCTTGCGAAGGACTTTGGAATGGTCTTTAAGAGTGCATTTGAGGAGGCTGTTTTTGCGGGCAACGACTTGCGTGATGTGCTTGCTGGATTGCTTGAGGACATAGCTCGGATTATCTTACGTGTGAAAGTGATTGAGCCGTTGGTTGGTATGATCCTAAAGGGGCTACCCTTTTCTAAAGGTGGGGTTGTTGAAAACGGCAAAGTTACACCATTTGCCATTGGTGGAATTGTAAACAGGCCAACCATATTCCCAATGGCAAGTGGATTTGGTCTGATGGGTGAGGCTGGGCCAGAAGCAATATTGCCACTTGCGAGAACTCCCTCTGGTGATCTTGGGGTTAAGGCTACTGCTGGAGGCGTGATTGTTCAAGTATTCGATCAAAGAAAAGGTGGAGAACCAGTAGAAGTGAAGCAAGATACAGTTGGTAATCAACGGGTGGTGAAGATAATGATCAGAGAGGCGGTTAAGGAATTGATAAATGAAGGCTCTCTTGATAAGGCAATGGGCACCTTTGGGGTGCGAAGGGTGGCACGAGCATAATGGCAGACATATGGCCAGCCACACTTCCACAAGAACCATTAGTAGAAGGGTTTTCTGGCACTCCTCAAAACACCCTAATCCGCACTTCGATGGATGCTGGGCCAGAAAAGACGAGGCGCAGGTTTACCGCTGCAAGTGAATATTATACAGTTAGTTGGGTAATGACAGGTGCACAATTTACTACATTTAGGGACTTCTTCACTAATACCATTGCTGGCGGTTCTGAAGAATTTGAAATGAATCATCCAATTACTGGTGAAACAGCATTGGTAAGATTCCGTGGGCCGTATCAGTTTGTTTCTACAGGAGCACATTGGAAAATAAGTGCTGAAATAGAGGTGCTGCCATGAGAGGGCTAACAATAGAAGGATTGCAGGCAGTATTTGCGCAATCGACAGGTGATGTTATTGTCCCTGCTATAAGATTAAAACATCCCAGCTTAGGAGAAACCGAAATAAAGCTCGTCAGCAATGTTACCGAAGCCAATCTCGTTGGGCCGTTGCTTGACTATCAAATACTTCCATTACAAGTTGTGCTTGCACCAGACATAGAAGAGAATGTGCCACAGGCTCAAATAGTTATTGACAATATAAGCCGTGAGCTTATTGACGAATTGCGTTCGTGGGAATCCGCACCCACGATTACCATTGAGCTATTTCGTATCACACCAGCCAATGAAATTACACTTGAAGTATTGGTTGAAGATTTTGAGCTAAAAGATATCAAGTATGATGCCACTACAATAACAGGCACACTTAGCTTTGAGCGAGACATCTTAAACGAGGCAGCCACAAAGGATAGGTTTACGCCGAATGTCGCACCTGGACTATTCTAAGTATATTGGTGTTCCGTTTGTGCAGAAGGGCAGAGATTGGAATGGTTGTGATTGTTGGGGGTTGGTAATGTTGGTCTATAAAGAAGAGCTTGGCATCTGTCTTGATAGCTATGACGAAGAGTATCAAAATTGTTTCACCGACAAGAATATTGCCAAGCTTGTTGAATTAGAGGCAAAGAAGTGGGTAATGGTTGACAAAATAGAACCACTTGATGTATTGTTGTTCAAGCAAAGGGGGAGGCCAAGCCACGTGGCCATCGCCATAAACGACAATCTTATGCTGCATACGCTAATCAATGTAGGAAGCTGCACAGAGCGGTGGGATACTGGACAGTGGAGGTGTTGCTTTGAAGCAGCCTATAGATACGCAAGATAAAGTTGTTATAATAGGAATTCCAAACAAGTTCAACCCAAAGAGTAACCTTTACCTTGAAGTTGAACCTGGATTGTGCATTCAAGAAATAGTTGGCAATGAGGCAAGAGAAAGCGTAGAAGTATCTATCAATGGTAACAAGCTAAAAAGAGATCAATGGACTAACACGATTACTAAAGCTGGGGACATCATAGAAATAGTTGATGAGCCAGAAGGATTTTTAGCTTCAATTTTCGGTGCTCTTCTCGCATCAAAGGTATCAGCTGCTATCGTAAGCTTTTTAGGTATCACTGGAACTTGGGCTACTATAATCGGTGGTGCATTAACTGTTTTAGGCATCAAGGCACTTATCCCTCCACTTGACATATCCATAAATGCTGGCAAAACAGCAAAGCCACAGAATCGCTATTATTCTCTAGTTGGATCACAAAACAGAGAACTGCACTATGAGCCAATCCCTAAGGTTTATGGGACTTATCGTTATTATCCTCCATATGCTGCAAGTTTTTATACGGAATCCGCTGGTGAAGACCAATACTTGCGATTGCTATTCTGCCTTGGCTATGGGCCGTTAAAGATTGGTGGACAAATAGTTGGTAAAGGATATGCAAAAAGGACACAAGCTGATCTTGACTTAACTAATATTAAAATTGGAGAAACATCACTAAGTGAATATGATAACTATAGCTTAGAGATAGGTACAGCTGATCAAATTACGTTATATTCCAATGATGTTAATCAAATTGATCCTGGAGTTACATTTACTGAAGTTGGTCAAGAAGCAACCAGAACAACTGGACAGGAAGCAAGCGAAATATCAATAGATTTCCACTTTCCGCAAGGTTTATGGAGTATGAATGATAGGGCAGAAGAATCCAAATCAAGGGATTATGTTACTTTAGATGTATACATTGATGGTGTTAAAAATAACAGTATAACCCTACACGGCAAGAAAGACCCATTTTCGTACTCGTATAAATATTGGCTATCCACTGAAGATTATCATGACATCAGAGTTGTACTTAGAAACAAAAGGCATGTGCACGGTAAATATACATATGGTGATGTGCGGTGGTTTGCATTACGGGCAGTAAAATACAGAAAACCATTTAATCTAGATAATGTTGTTTTATGTGCCTTAAACATAAAAGCCACAGATCAGCTAAGTGGAACACTGGATAATTTTAATGTTGTGGCACAATCCGTGTTGCCTGTTTGGAATGGGTTAACATGGAACTTGCAACCGACAAACAATCCAGCTTGGGCATATTGTGATGTCCTCATGGGAGAGCAATCGGTTAGGCCTACAGCCGACAGTAAAATAGATTTGCCTACAATATTACAATGGGCTAATTGGTGTAATGATAACGGATTTGAATATAACTGGGTGCATACAGACCAAGAGACTGTAATAAGCAGGTTGCGAGCCATTGCCACTACAGGGCGTGCTGCATGGTCAATTAACAATGGCAAATTCTCTGTAATTATGGACGATGCTGATAAACCACCAACACAGCTTATCACTCCTCGTAACAGTTGGGGATTTACTTGCGATAAGACATTCGTTCGTATCCCACACGCCCTGCGTGTAAAATATATTGATCCCACCAACTGGCAGGAAGCGGAACGTATTGTGTATGATGATGGTTATAATGAAGCTAACGCCACATATTATGAAACACTTGAAACACAAGGTGTAACCAATGCAGAGCAGGCATGGAAGATTGGACGTTACTATCTTGCAACAATGAGGCTGCGTCCAGAAGAAATAAAGGTAAATATGGATATTGAAAACCTGCGTAGCACTCGTGGTGATAGAGTACTTGTGGCACATGACGTTATGCTTGTTGGAACTGGTTGGGGCAGGGTAAAAGATGTCATTATAAATGATGACAACAGTGCCACTATTATACTCGATGAAAAAATAAACTTTGATCCAGCTAAAACATATTCTGTTCAGGCACGCACTGTGTCAGGCAATGTCTTTATGAGAAATATTTATCCAACGCCAGAAACTGCTACAAACACTTTTACAATAACATCTCCAATTGATAATCTAAATGTAGGTGATTTAGTTGTAGTCGGTGAGAGTGGAATTGAAACAAGGGATTGTTTAATCACTCGGATAGAGCCACAATCAGATTTGTCGGCAACTATAACACTTGTAGATCGATCACCAGAAATATACCAAGCTGATACAGGGCCAATACCTCCATTTGATCCACGCATATCACTCCCATATGAGCTTAGGTCTCCACTAGCACCAATCATAATTTCACTTGAAAAGAGCACAACTGTTGCTATTACGCAACCAGATGGCACATTGACACATGCCATCATAGTTACCTTAGCAATGCCAGAGAATTCAGTTAAAGTGGACAGCTATCAGATAAAATATTATACGGACTCAATTGGCACCCGCTATAAGGAATTCCAAGCTAATGGAACTAAGTTTATCTTAAATGATGTACCAGAAGGAGAAACAATAATTGTAACTGCTCGAGCTAAATCAATAAACGGTTCGTGGGGGCCTTGGAGTGCCACCAAGTCAATAATTGGTGAACCAATGGCCTATACTCCACAAGAAGTTACAAATATTCAAGCAGTTGAAGATATTGCAATACAAAATGACGGAACAGTAAAATGCAACATAATCCTTTCGTGGACTGACCCTCCTGCTTGGTGTGAATACATAGAAATCCTTGTTAAGGAACAAGGTGCAACAGATTATATATCGTGTGGGACAGTTAGAAAAGGCACTCAAAACTATATAATATATGGTTTGGCAGCAACACAAACTATAAACATTAAGCTGCGAGTTATTGACGTTTATGGCAATACTTCACAGGGTGAAGTTATAGAGCTACAACTACATGGCAAAGAAGCTCCTCCCTCAATGCCAACTAATATTAGATTTGAGTCTAGTGTAGATTCGATAGCACTATTTTGGGACAATCCAGATGATTATGACTTAGATTATATCGAAATAAACCAGTTTAAGGGTGCAGCACAACCGTCAAGCCCAAGCGAAGGCACAATAGTGGGCAGGACTTCTGGCAATATGTACACTATTGGCGGGCTTGAGGACATGTATGTCTATTGGTATTGGTTACGTGCGGTAGACACTTCTGGTAACGTTTCGGAATGGACAGAACCTGTGATGGTTGTTACAAAGCACCTTGCCTCTCAATTGCTAGATTTTAGGTTTGAAGATTCTGAGCTTGCAGAAGAATTAGGAGAAGACATACTAAACAAAGCCCTGCAGAATGATGAAGACTACCATTCCGAGCGCAGTAGGTTCCAAATAAATAAAGTTGCTATCAATGAATTAGAATTAGCAAATCATGAACTATCAGTTAGTTTTGATAATATGCAAATTGCTATAGACTTGCTTGAAAGTGTGTCTTCAGAAAATGCTGCATCAATAAATGAAGAAAAGACCATAAGAGAATCAATGGATGAAATGTTAGCTTCTAATATAAGCACTATTTCCAGTAGTCTTGATGGTGCTATAGCAGCCATACAAGAAGAAGCTACCACTAGAGCAAATGCAGATGAGGCGCTGGCTCAAGAAATAGATACTGTAGCTGCTCAGGTTTCAGATAATACAGCTGCAATAATAGATGAACGTAATACTCGTATAACTGCAGATACCACATTGGCTCAACAAATATCTACAATAATAGCCACCACAACTCCAGAAAGTGCTACTTTACCTTATGAAAATGCAGACAATATTTTGGCACAAATAGTGCAGAATGATGAAGACTATCATTCTGAACGGGATAAATTCCAAATAAATAGAGCAGCAATTGCAAGCGAAAAATCCGCTCGCATGACAGCAGATGAAACTATAGCTCAGCAAATAGACTTAGCGCTAGCCCAAATACAAACAACTACAACAACCATACAAGCAGCTATACAAACTGAAACCACTGCCAGAGCTACAGGGGACGAAGCTTTAGCCGAACAGATATCTACGGTTATTGCTCGTGTAGATGATAATACATCGGCAATACAAAATGAAGCTACAGTTAGGGCTAATGCTGACGATGCATTAGCACAACAGATAAATATCCTTTCATCAATAACGTCAACTGCCATAGAGGAAATACAAGATGCTGAGTTAGTGTATGAAAACTCAGATAACATTCTTGGCCAAATACTGCAGAATGATGAAGACTATCATGCCGAACGCAACAGATTCCAAATAAACAGAGCAGCCTTGATAGACGAACGCACGGCAAGAACAAGCGCAGATGAAGCGCTTGCACAAGATATATCAACATTATTTGTACAAGTTGATAACAATGCTGCTGCAATACAATCAGAACAAATTGCACGAGCCAGTGCGGATAGCTCACTCTCAAACAGAGTGGATATTGTTGCTGCACAAACCCAAAATAACACTGCTGCAATACAAAATGAGGTTACAGCCAGAACTACTGCAGATACAGCCTTAGCACAAGACATAACAACACTACAAACTAGCCTATCAACTGCTATTTCAGAAGTTGAAACATCTATTCAGAATGAAGCCACAACCAGAGCTACTGAAGATGAGGCGCTGGCTACTCAAATATCAACACTACAAACTAGCCTATCAACTGCTATTTCAGAAGTAGAAACATCTATTCAGAATGAGGCTACTATTAGAGCTACTGAAGATGAATCTTTGGCAAGCCAAATATCAACTCTTTCTTCAGTTACTACTTATGCTGTTCAAGAAATTGATAATAATAATCTAGCCAATGACAATGCAGATAATATCTTAGCCCAAATTGTACAAAATGATGAAGATTATCATTCAGAGCGTACAAGATTCCGTATAAATAAAGCAATAATAACTGAAGAAAAAATGATTCGCGCAAGTGAAGACGAGGCTTTAGCTACTCAAATATCAACATTACAAACAACTTTATCTACAGACATATCCAAAGTTGAAACAGCAATACAGAATGAAGCTACAACAAGAGCAACAGAAGATGAAGCTTTAGCTACGCAAATATCTACATTAACGTCCAATATATCAACCTCTATCTCAGAACTTGAAACGTCTATACAAAATGAAGCTACAACAAGAGCAACAGAAGATGAAGCTTTAGCTACGCAAATATCTACAGTATCAGCCTCTGTCGATGATGCTATAGCAAGCATACAACAAAATGCCTCTACAATAGCTGATGTTGACGGCAGACTTAGAGCACAATGGACAATACAGGCACAGGCAGCTGGCACACACAAGGCAGTAGCTGGTATAGGATTGTTTGCAGACGGGCAAAGTGGCACAAGTGAATTTGTGATATTGGCTGATAAATTCTTTATATACAATCCAGCTAATGGTACAGTTAAGCCAGTATTCCAATTGATCAATAACAATGCATACCTTGATGGCAATATTATAGCCACAGGCACTATTGCTGGTAATAAAATCACAGCTAACTCAATCTCTGCTGACAGGCTAAATGTAAATGCACTTTCTGCCATTACTGCCAATTTGGGCACGGTAACTAGTGGGAAAATACAATCAGCAGATGGCAAATTTGTAATTGATTTAACAAATAAATTCATAAGTGTTGAGGTGTAGTAATGGCTAAAAAACTATATGCCAATGGCGTAACTGGTGATGTTTGCATATGCGAATCTGATGCAGATATCGAGCACCCGTTGAACAATATAAATAAAATATATTTTCATTCTGCGTTGGATTATTTAAGAATAGAAACAATATTAAATGTAACCATAAACTTACCAGAGAGGAAACAAAAGAACGATTGGGATGCTCCATCTGGTAGGGAATATGAGGGTGATACTTGGGGATTTGTTAATTATCGATTATATTATCATGGCCTTGGATATAGGCCATTGTTCGTAGGATATTTCACAAGCCCAACGGAGCTTGTGAAAATCCCTTTTTGTGGAGAATTCGTAATACAAACAAGATACGAAGATTCAGACTATGGTGGTGTAAATTACTTTAGAACAATATTATTAGGTACTGATAATAATTATTTATAT